TGCAGATTTTGGTCTGTACGGGTTCCCTCGATTCCCCCTGGTGGCCACTCAGGCGGTCTGTGGCTGGCCGTTCGCGGCGGCCCCGGGGTGATCTGACCCCTGTTGCGGCACAAGGCAGCTCAGCGGCCTCGGACAATCAGACGCTCTGAAACATGCTGTCAGTGGCGATAATTCGTTACACTGGATGTATGAATGTTCGGGGTTGCGAGAGGTGTGGGGCGAAGCTCGGCCTGGGTGGTGCGCGGGGCCGGTCGCCGCGGTTCTGTTCAGGTCGCTGCAGGGTTGCGGCGCACCGCAATCGGACCCGGCTGCCTGAGTCGCTGACTTCGCGGCCCAGGTGGACGTGCCGGGATGGCAAGCGCCCGATACAGCCGAATGGTCGGCCGGCGTCGTCCACGAATTCGGCCACCTGGTCGACGTGGGCCGAAGTCAAGGATTGCCCGAACGGGATCATGCTGGGCGACGGCCTTGCCTGTTACGACCTGGACGGCGTGCTCGACGATGGCAAGCTCCTCCCGGAGTTCGTGGAGTTGTTCGACCGCATCAGTGCGGATGCGTTGTGGGTGGAGCGGTCGATGTCCGGCCGGGGCCTGCATGTGTTCGTCGCGGCCCCAGAGGCTCCTGCTCAGGTTGGAGCGCACGTCTCGTTCTACAGCTTCGGTCGGTTCATTGCCGTCACTGGAGACAGATTCAAATAGGCAGTGCTGACCGAAACGGGAGGCCTGCATGGTTCCCGAAACGGGGGGTTGAGATATGCCTGGCCCAGCACCTAAAGATCCTTCTGTGCGCGCTCGGCGCAATAAGTCGTCGACGCGGGCTACGTTGTCTGCGGATCATGATGTGGTCGCTCCTGAGTTGCCGGATGGTGTGGTGTGGCATCCGTTGACGGTGCGTTGGTGGAATGACATTTGGGCGTCGCCGATGGCACCGGAGTACACCGATTCGGATATCAACGGGCTGTTTCGTGTGGCGATGTTGTACAACGATTTTTGGACCGCGGATACCGCGAAGGCGCGGGCGGAGGCTCAGGTTCGGCTAGAGAAAGCCGATACCGATTATGGGACGAATCCGTTGGCTCGCCGCCGGTTGGAGTGGCAGATTGAGGCCACTGAGGATTCCAAGGCGAAGGGGTCGAAGCGGCGGAAGTCGGAGGCCGCGCCCGTGAGCCAGTCTGAGCCTGGTGATGATCCGCGCCTGAAGCTTGTGACGTAGCGGTTCGACCGAGGCAGCTTAGATGGCTGTACTTCAGGTGCCGGCCGTGGATTTGGCGTTCCCGACGCTGGGTCCGCAGGTGTGCGACTTCATTGAGGATCGGATGGTGTTCGGCCCGGGCTCGCTGTCGGGTCAGCCTGCACGTCTCGATGACGAGAAGCGCGCGCTGGTGTATCGGCTGTATGAGTTGTATCCGCGTGGGCACCGTTTGGCTGGCCGTCGGCGGTTCGAGCGGGCCGGTGTCGAACTCAGGAAGGGTGTAGCCAAGACCGAGTTCGCGGCGTGGATTTGCGGTGTGGAGTTGCATCCAGAGGCGCCGGTTCGGTGTGACGGGTTTGACGCCGCTGGGAATCCCGTGGGGCGTCCGGTTCGTTCTCCTGTGATTCCGATGATGGCGGTCACCGAGGAACAGGTGTCGGAGCTGGCGTTCGGTGTGCTGAAGTACATCTTGGAGAACGGCCCCGATGTTGATCTGTTTGATATCAGCAAGGAGCGGATCGTCCGGTTGTCACCTTCGGGTGGCGAGGATGGGTTCGCTGTTGCTGTGTCGAATGCTCCGGGGTCTCGCGATGGCGCGCGGACGACGTTTCAGCATTTCGATGAGCCGCACCGGTTGTTTATGCCGAGGCATCGTGACGCGCACGAGACGATGTTGCAGAACATGCCGAAGCGGCCGATGGAGGACCCGTGGACGTTGTACACGTCGACTGCTGGGCAGCCTGGTCAGGGCAGCATCGAAGAGGACGTGCTTGCCGAGGCGGAGTCGATCGCCAGGGGTGAGCGGCAGGACCCGTCGCTGTTCTTCTTTCGGCGCTGGGCCGGTGATGAGCATGATGATCTGTCCACCGTGGAGAAGCGTGTCGCCGCTGTCGCGGATGCCACTGGCCCTATTGGGGAGTGGGGGCCGGGGCAGTTTGAGCGGATCGCGAAGGACTACGACCGCACGGGTATTGACCGCGCTTACTGGGAGCGGGTCTATCTGAATCGGTGGCGTAAGTCTGGCTCTCAGGCGTTCGATATGACGCGCCTAGTGCAGTGCGATGAGACGGTGCCGGATGGAGCGTTCGTCACCGCAGGGTTTGACGGGTCGCGGTGGAGAGATGCGACGGCTGTCGTGGTCACTGAGATTGCGACGGGACGCCAGATGTTGTTGGGCTGTTGGGAGCGGCCCGAGAACGTCGAAGAGTGGGAAGTCCCTGAGCATGAGGTGACAGCGCTCGTTGTGGACATGATGTCGCGGTTTGAGGTGTGGCGCATGTACTGCGACCCGTGGGGCTGGGATTCGACGATCGCCGCGTGGGCGGGTCGTTTCCCGGATCGGGTTGTGGAGTGGGCGGTTGGCGGCGGCGGCAGTTTGAGGCGTGTGGCTGCTGCGACGCAGGGTTATGCCGATGCATTGGCGACTGGCGACGCGGCGCTGGCTGCCAATGTGTGGCGACCGAAGTTTGTTGAGCATATGGGTCATGCGGGGCGGCGTGAGCTGAAGCTGGTGGACGATACAGGCCAGCCGCTGTGGGTGATGCAAAAGCAGGATGGCCGTTTGGCCGACAAGTTTGATGCTGCGATGGCGGGGATGTTGTCGTGGGAGGCGTGTGTTGATGCGCGTCGTGATGGTGCACGTCCGCGCCCGAAAGTGTTTGCGCCTAGACGGATCTACTAGTCGCCATAGAGACAGAGAGGGGGTCAGCTGTTGACTGCTTCAACGCCAGCGGAATGGCTCCCGGTATTGACGAAGCGTATCGACGACGGAATGTCGCGGGTGCGTTTGTTGGCGCGTTACTCCAATGGGGATGCTCCGCTGCCCGAGTTGACGAGGAACACGTCTGCGGCGTGGCGTTCGTTTCAGCGTGAGGCGCGCACCAACTGGGGTCTGATGGTGCGTGACTCTGTTGCTGACCGGATCATCCCGAATGGCATCACGGTTGGTGGTTCCGCCGATAGTGATTTGGCGTTACGTGCACGGCGCATCTGGCGGGATAACCGCATGGATTCCGTGTGTAAGCAGTGGGTCAAGTATGGGCTGGACTTCGGCGAGTCGTATTTGACGTGCTGGCGTCGTGATGACGGTACGGCGACGATCACAGCTGACTCTCCTGAAACGATGGTTGTCAGCGTTGACCCGCTGCAGCCGTGGCGGATCAGGTCCGCTATGCGGTGGTGGCGGGACCTCGATGCCGAGTCGGATTTTGCGATTGTGTGGTCGGGTGACGGGTGGCAAAAGTTCGCCCGTCCGTGCTTTGTGCAGTCGTCGTCCCGGCGCAGGCTGGTGACGCGAATCTCAGACTCGTGGGTTCCGGTTGGTGATGCTGTAGTGACCGGTTCGCCGCCGCCGGTGGTGGTGTACCAGAACCCTGATGGCATGGGCGAGGTGGAGCCTCACATTGACATCATCAACCGGATCAACCGGGCTGAGCTTCAGTTGTTGTCCACGATGGCGATCCAGGCTTTCCGTCAGCGGGCGTTGAAGTCGACGGAAAATGGGTTGCCGAAGGTCGATGAGAACGGCAACGCGATCGACTACGCCTCGATCTTTGAGGCCGCGCCGGGAGCGTTGTGGGAGTTGCCCCCTGGGGTTGATATCTGGGAATCGCAGCCGAACGACTTCACTCCGATGTTGTCGGCGATAAAGGAGCATATTCGACAGCTGTCGTCGGCGACCAAGACTCCGTTGCCGATGTTGATGCCGGACAGCGCGAACCAGTCAGCTGAGGGTGCGCACAACATTGAGAAGGGCTTCTTGTTCAAGTGTCAGGATCGGCTTTCGATAGCGAAGATCGGCCTGGAGGCCATCTTGGTCAAGGCGATGCAGCTTGAGGGCGAGGCCGTTGAGGACACAGTGGATGTGTCGTTCGAATCTCCAGATCGTGTGACGCTGGGGGAGAAGTATGCTGCCGCCTCTCTGGCTAAGGCGGCCGGCGAGTCGTGGGCGTCTATCCGGCGGAATATCCTGAACTACAACGCCGATCAGATCAAGCAGGACGATCTCGATAGGGCGCGTGAGCAGATAACTTTGTTCGCCGGCAACTCGGTGCAGCGCCCCCAGGAAGATGGATCACGCTGAGTATGCGGCTGCGACCGCTGAACTGAGGCGCAGACTGCTCGAATATGTGTCCGCAGCGTGGACATCGGTAACGCTGTCTGACAGTGGACTGCGAGAGCTGACATCTTCGGTGGCACCGGTTGTCCAAGCGGCCCAAGAGTCGATGGCGGCCATGACTTCGGTGTACATCGCAGAAGTCACCCAGCAGTCACCGGTGCAGGCCGTCGAGGTTTCCGCGATTCGCGGTGTGCCGTCGGAGACGGTGTACGCGCGACCTGTGATCACAGCACGTACGGCACTGTCGGAAGGTAAGAGCGTCGCAGCGGCACTCCGGGCCGGTCAGCGTCGTATCGAGAACCTGGCGGGCACCGACCTGCAACTTGCAAAGACGCACCAGGCTAGGTCGTCGTTCGCCCGCAGCGGTGTCCAGTTCTACCGCCGCGTCTTGACCGGCAGCGAGAACTGCGCGCTGTGTGTCATCGCATCAACCATGCGGTACCGCAAAAACTCGTTGATGCCCATTCATCCGGGCTGTGATTGCGATATTGACGTGATCCCGCCGGGGATGGACTTCGACACGATCAGCACGGAGCTTCTCAACGAGACGCATGACCAGGTGAAGGCGTTCGCGAGTATCGCGGATCGCGGCGGACGCGCCGTTGACTACCGAAAGTTGATCGTCACTCGGGAGCACGGCGAGGTTGGACCCGTCCTCGCATGGCGTGACCAGAAGTTCTCAGGCCCCAGAAGCATCCAGCGCTGACCCCGGCGGTCTGGATAACGCACACATGGCCCGTAACGGGCATGTCACAAAGAAAACCCATCCGCAAAGGAAACAAACCCTCATGTCTGATGATGTGACAGCAGAAACGTCGGAACACAGCGCCGTAACGGAGCCAGTGGAACCGGCAGGCGACCAGGACGCAACCGCCACGGTTGAGGAGCCAACGCAAGCTCCGAAACCAACTGAGACGGTCGAGTTCTGGAAGAAAATGGCCCGCAAGAACGAGGCGCAAGCCAAGGAGAACTTCGCGGACGCCAAGAAGTGGCGGGAGTCGCAGGAAAAGATCGGCGACGACCCGCTGGCCCGGATCGAAGAACTGGCACGAAAGTTCGAGACGGCTGAGCGTGAACGCATCCGAAGTGATGTGGCGCGTGAAACGAAAGTCGATCCGGAGTTCATTCATGGCGATACCGAGGAAGAGATGCGCGAATCCGCCGACCGGTGGAACGAATTCGTCAACAAGCGGATCGAAGAAGCGCTGAAGGCCAAAACGGCATCGTCGGCCGTGCCGACGTCGGAAGTCACATCAGACAAGAAGGTTGAAGGCCCGAAGCCTCTCACCCCGGCTGAGTACGCGGCGCTGCCGCCTGCCGAGCGAAAGAAGGCGCGCGAAGAGGGCCGACTTGACAGCTATCTACGTGGAGAACTCCACTAACACAGAAGGGAGCCAAAAATGGCTTTCAACAACTTCATTCCTGAACTCTGGTCGGACATGCTCCTGGAGGAGTGGACCGCCCAGACCGTTTTCGCCAACCTCGTCAACCGCGAGTACGAAGGCACTGCAAGCAAGGGCAACGTGGTGCACATCGCTGGCGTGGTGGCACCTACCGTCAAGGACTACAAGGCCGCTGGCCGGCAGACCTCGGCGGACGCCATTTCTGACACCGGCGTCGATCTGCTCATTGACCAGGAGAAGTCGATCGACTTCCTGGTCGATGACATCGACCGTGTTCAGGTCGCTGGTTCGCTGGAGGCCTACACCCGGGCGGGTGCCACGGCCCTGGCCACCGACACCGACAAGTTCATCGCCGATCTTCTGGTGGACAACGGGACCGCGCTGAGCGGTTCGGCACCTACGGACGCCGATGACGCGTTCGACCTGATCGCCACGGCGCTCAAGGAGCTGACGAAGGCGAACGTCCCGAACGTGGGGCGTGTCGTTGTCGTGAACGCGGAGATGGCGTTCTGGCTGCGGTCGTCCGGGTCGAAGCTGACCAGTGCGGACACCTCCGGCGACGCTGCTGGTCTGCGCGCGGGCACCATCGGGAACCTCTTGGGCGCCCGGATCGTGGAGTCGAACAACCTGCGGGACACCGACGATGAGCAGTTCGTCGCGTTCCATCCGTCGGCGGCGGCGTATGTGTCGCAGATCGACACCGTTGAGGCTCTGCGGGATCAGGACAGCTTCTCTGACCGTATCCGTGCTCTGCATGTGTACGGCGGCAAGGTTGTCCGCCCCACTGGCGTGGTCGTCTTCAACAAGACGGGCAGCTAGTGCTCGCTACTGCCGATGATGTTGCCGCGGCGCTGGGGCTGTCCAGCGCCGCGGACCTCACTGATGAGCAGTCAGACCGTGCCGACGCGCTGCTGGAGCGTGTCAGTGATGCGTTCCAGCGCGCGTCGGGTCGAGTGTTCACCGATGGCGTCACCCGTGTGCGGGCGAACGTGGTCAACGGCAGGGCGTGGCTTCCCGGCCTCGTGGTCGAGGTCCGCAGCGTTGAGGGTATCGACGGCGCTGCTGTGGATTTCACTCAGGATGGTGACTATGTGGACGTATCCGAGAATGGGCGCCCACTGGTAACCGGAACGGTCGTGGTGGTTGAGTACGTCGGCGGCGGCGCGCCGGAAGCCGTCACGGCGCTCGTCGCGTCCGTGGTTGCGCGACATCTGACGGTGCAGCCCGGTTCCATGCAGTCGCAGGCCGTATCATTCACGGCTGGTCCGTTCACTCAGCGCAACGCAGAGTGGGTCTCAAGCACCTCATTGTTCACGGCCGATGAGCTTGCCGAGGTTCGCCGGTTCGCGCATCCCATCCCGACTATCACGGTGCATCGGCTGTGACGTTCCCCGTTTCGTTCACTGTGACGCACTACCCGCACGTGGGTGATGATTCGGATGGGCTGGGGAACACGATCCCGGTGTTCGGGCCTGGTGTTCCGGTGGGTGCGATCCAGTTGGCGCCGCATGTTCAGGTGGTTGGTTCGGCGACGATGACCGAAACGGAAGTTGTCGATGTGGACCTGTATTTGCCGGTGGGTTCGCCAGTGGCGGTGAAGGATCGTGTCGAGTTCGGCGCGGACGTGTTCGATGTTTTAGCGGTTCGGGATTGGACATTGGGGTTCCACGGCTGGGCACCTGGTCTGGTTGCCGAGTTACGAAAGGCGGCTTAGCTGTGGCGAGTGGCCCTACAAAGAAGAATCCGCTGGCGAAGTTCGGTATCAGTCTCGACGACTTCGACAAGCTGCCCGAGGTGAATCAAGGCGTCAACGAGTTCATGGATGAGGTTGCCGCCGCGTGGAAGCAGAACTCTCCGGTGTCGTCGGGCGATTACCGCGATTCGGTTCAGGTGACGGAACGCTCCACGAACAAAGGCCGCGGCAAGGTGGGCGCGACCGATCCGCAGGCGCACCTTGTGGAGTTCGGGTCGGTGCACAACGACGAGTATGCGCCGGCCCAGAAGACGGCTAAGCAGTTCGGCGGCACCGCTTATGGCGATCGATAGCGCTCCGAGTATTCACCGCGTGCTGGTGGAGTGGCTTTCTCCGCTGGGGAAGGTTTCGACGCGCAGGGTGGCGAATGATCCGTTGCCGCACCGGGTTGTGCGTCGTGTTGACGGTGTGGATGCGCCTGAGGTTGCGCAGGATGTGGCGGTTGTGTCTGTGCACACGTTCGCCGCTGGTGATGCTGCCGCCGACGTGGAGGCCGGTTTGACGCATCAACGGATGGTTGAGCTGTCGTTGAATCCGTTGACGTTGATCACCCTTCCGGGGGGTGTGCTGGTGACGATTGATTATTGCCGGTCGTTGATGGCTCCGATTCCTGTTGAGTACAGCGACGATCCGCATGTTGTTCGGTACGTGGGCCGATACGAGGTCGGCCTGCCGTACCTGTCCTGAGTTTCAGCCCGAAAACAACCAAAGAAATAAAGACCCCTCGCCCGATTTCTGGGTCTTGGGTCTTTTTTGTTTCGCCGGAGTTCTTTTTGCAATCCGGTCCCCCCATCATGATCTGAGAGGAGCGTCCTATGACGCAGCCAATGACCGGCACCGACTGGACCGCCGGCGGATTCACTGACATTCACAAGCCGTTCATCGAGCGTGGCGGTTTGCAGGCGGTGTTCATTCGTGACAACCGCGGCGCCGCGACGGACATATCGCCGTTCGAGGATGACTGCGTGACGGTGAAGTGGTCTCCGTTCGCGCAGGACGGCAAGATTCGCGACGACCTTTTCATCCGCCGCAAGGTGAACGGCAAGTACGAGTACAACACCGACCCGAATGAGGGCTGGTGGCACATCGGCTGCAACCCTGAGGATGGCGGTGCGGAACGCACCCCGGATGTCACGTCTGACGATCTGATGGTGTTGCAGTCGAAGTTCCCGGTCGATTCTGAGGTGACGGAGAAGTCGTATTCGGTGCGGTTCGTGGCGCTCGGTACGGCCGATCCGCTGATTCACCGGCTGGAGTCGGAACTTCCGTTGTGCGACAACGACGGTAATCCGCTGGTCGCGCTTCCCGGTACCCCTGACTACGGTGAGGGTCCGCTGCTGGACGCTGACTCGGCGGAGTACCAGCTGCTGCTGCTGTATGCGCGCCGCACCTCGGGCGGGTTCATTTACCGCGCTGAGGGTTATCCGGCGGTGAAGCTGGACGACCAGGCGTCCAAGCAGCGGTCGAAGACCGATCCTGATACGGCGGACCTGACGTACAAGGTGCTGCCGAACGAGTACTTCATGCGGCCCGATCCGGCTGGGACGATTGCCCTGGTTCCCGGCTACTTCTACGTGTGGATGGGTGGCCCCGGATGGGCTGAGCAGTACTCGGACGGCAGCTAGCCAGAAAAGCCCCTGCCGGGTGGGTGTTTGTGGCGCGCCGCATGGTGCGTCCGGGGCTGGCCCCCACCCGGCAGGCCCCCCTTATCAGCCCCCCTAAAGCCCCCGTGATTGCGTGAAAGGAAGCCCCAAATTCTCATGACTACTTCGAAGCCCACCAACAATGGCGCCGCGGCCCGTGAGCAGGCCACCGAGTTCGATTCCCCGTTCGCTGACCGTGTCCTTCGGTTCGACGACGGAACTACGATGTCGATCCCGCCTCACCCGAATCTTCGGATGCTCGACGACGACGCTCTGGAAGCTTACGAGGCGTACCTCGAAGAGATCGAAACTTACGACCGGGAACCTGACCTGTACATCCCGGAGCAGACAGTTAAGGACCGAGACGGCAACGAGATGGTCCTGCCGGCGGAGACCCGCCCCGGCGCGGTGAAAGGCCCCCCGTACTACAAGGACGGTAAGCGTGTGTCGCCGCCGCGTGAGGTGCGGATCGTTCAGGTCGTGTTGGGCATGGACTCCTACGAGGTGTTGCGGTCGAAGAAGATCAACGGGCGTCCCGCTGGTGCGCGTGATGTGTGGCGGGCGTGGACGGAGCAGGGTTTCTCGATCGCGGAGCGAGCTGAGTCCGACTCGAAAAGTGATGGAGGCCCAGTGGTTTTGGAGACTGTATCCGAGGCAGATAGCGAGTGATCTGCGGCGTTTCTTCGGTTTGAGTGTTGCGGATTGGCATCAGGGCAGGCTGTCCAGTTTGGAGTTGCTTGACCTGTTCGGGGTGCGGTTCGTGGACAACACCGAGGAGCGCGTTCGGGAGTTGTATGTGGATTTCGCTCCTGTTGATGGTGCGGTGGCGCGGGCTGTTCGTGGTGGGCGTTGGTCTGAGCCGGAGTTGATCGCGGCGGAGACGTATAACGAGATCGCCAGGTTTCGAGCGTCGTTTCATGCGTCGAAGAGTCGTAAGGCTGTGTATGAGCCGTTTGCGTTTGAGGATCCGGTTGATCGGCTGGAGAAGGCGCGTGCGTCGGTTGAGGCGCATGAGTTGCAGCGTGAGGTTGAGGCCGATCTGTTCGGCTGGTGACGGGGAGGTGAGTGTCTGATGCCGATCTACGTGGACATTATTTCCCGTCTTGACGAGCGTGCTGCCGCGGTGGCGGCGAAGAACATTGAGCGTGAGATGGAGGCGGCTGGGGCGCGCGCGGGGTCGTCTGCTGGTCGTGCGATCGGTGAGAATGTGGGCCGGGAGGCTGCTGCTGCTGGTCGTAATGCTGGCGAGCAGTTGTCGCGTGAGGTTGATCGTGCGACGCGTCAGGCCGGGTCTCGTATTGTTGATGGTTTTTCGTCGCATGGTGTGTCGGCGGGCCGGGGGTTTGGGTCGTCGTTTGGTTCGTCTCTTGCGTCGTCGTTGCCTGTGGCGGGCCGGTTTTCGGCTGCACTGTCGGGGTATGAGGGTGCGGCGTCGAAGGCTGGCGCGTTGGCTGGTCGTGCGTTGGGCACAGCGTTCACGGCCGCCGCGACAGGCATCATCGGCGCCGCCGGTGTTGCACTGTTCAAGGGGTTTGATCGGTACAAGTCTCTTGATGCGACATCGCATCGCCTTGCCGCGATGGGGAACAGCGCCGAGCAGGTCAAGACGATCATGTCGGATATCAACGAGGTCGTCGTTGGCACTCCGATTGCGTTGGACGAGGCGGCGAAGGCTGCTACGCAGTTCCTTGCTGGTGGGGTGAAGCAGGGTCGCCCGTTGCAGGCGGCGTTGACTGCGATCGCGGACGCGGCGGGTGCATCTGGGCAGAAGTTCGGCGACCTGGCCGTCATCTTCAACCAGGTGTTCAACAAGGGCAAGCTGCAGGCTGAAGAGATGTTGCAGCTCAATGAGCGTGGCATCAATGTTCAGGCGGCGTTGCAGAAAGAGTTCGGCCTGACGAGCGCTGAGATTCAGAAGATGTCGAAGGACGGCACGATTTCGTTCGGCATGCTTGTGCAGGCGATTGAGGGCCAGTTCGGTGGCATGTCGAAGAAGCTGGCCGACACTGTTGACGGCGCCTTGTCGAACATGAATGCCGCCGTGGGGCGTGTTGGGGCGAACTTCATTTCGGCGCTGTTCGGTGACCCGCTGGACACGACGGAGGGTCCTGGCGCGCTTGCCAAGTCGATCAACAATGTGACCGACAAGCTGAATGACCTGAACGCGTGGATCGTCGCGCACAAGGACGACATCAAGCGCACCTTCGAGGAAGCTGCTGAGACTGCGCAGGATTTGTGGGATGCGCTGTCGAGCGTAGTCGAAATGCTCGACCGGATCGGTATCAGCGTTGGGGACGTGGTGACCGCGTTCGTGGCGTGGAAGTCCATAGCTGGCATCACGGCGCTGACGCAATCTCTCTCAACGGTGAGCACGACATTGGCCGGTCTTCCCGCGACGGCCGATAAGTCGGCCAAGGGAATCTCTGCCGCGTTGTCGCGTGTGGCGGTCCCAGCGTGGCTGGCGTTCCTGGTTGCGCAGAACGGCCCTGAGATTGAACAGGCCATTCAGAACGCGATTCCAGGTGCGGATAGCTGGAATCACTCCAATACGCCGGATCAGTTGGGTCGCAGTGCCCGTGAGTGGTGGGACCGCAACATTCAGGGCGGCACGGGGGTTGATCCGCAGCCGTCTCCGCTTCCTCAGCTCGGCGGCGGGTCTGGACCTGGCACGCCAACGGTTGGCGGCATTCCGATTCCAGGGCTTGCGGGTACGAACTCGAACGGTCCAGCGTCCCCGTTCGGTAACCTTCCCGGTCAGGTTCCATTGGATGTTTCCGTGGAGGATCGCCGCGGGCGTCGTGGTGGCGGCGCGCCTGGTTCGGATGGGGCACCCGCGGATGGCCCGTTGGCTGATCTGTTCCCGGGCGCGGTGGGGGCTGCTGATGGTGGTAGTGGTTCTGGCCCGAAGCTGCCGGATGCGCCTGTGTTGCCGTATGACACGACGTTGCCGCCGGGGATTGCCGGTATGCCACCCGACGCGGCCGTGTTCTCCGCTGAGTCGTCGTATCTGGATGCGCGTCACAAACTGGCGGAGAAGCGTGCCCGCGCCGCCCAATTGGAGCAGTCCACCGAAGCCACCGAGCAGGACCGCCTCAAGGCCCGCAACGATGTGATCGAAGCTGAACGCGACCTTCAGGCCGCCGAGATGCGCATGAGTGATGCCCGCGCGAATCAGTACGAGAAGCTGACGAAGCAAACCGACAAGCATGTCAAGGATTTGGGGCAGATCGGTGCCCAGCTTGATCAGGATTTCGGTATCTCGAAGGGTTTGGCTGGGATCGCGGAGAACATCACGAAGTTCGTGGCGAACCTCGCTGCGGCACCGTTGTTGGGGCAGTTGCAGGCCATTTCGGCCTATAACCCGACCCAGGGCGGGCACGGGTTGATGGGTGTGCTCGGCGCGCAGGGTGTGTTCGGGCCGCAGTACCAGAACAACCAGTACGACCGGGGCTCCTACCCGTCCGCCGGTACGACCGGTGTGTCCATGACGCCGATCGGTGCCTATCCCGGCGACGCGGCGCTACTCGCCAACGTTCCGGCGGGCCGGTACGCGCAAGTCCAAGCAGCCGACCTCACAAAAGGATTGGGCGACTGCTCCAGCGCTGTTGAGGATCTGGTCAACATTCTCGATGGCAGGTCCACCGAGGGTAGGTCACTTTCCACACATAACGCTGATCAATGGTTGCAGTCCCGAGGGTTTGTTCCGGGGTCAGGTGGGCCTGGAGACTTCCGGGTCGCGTTCAACAGTGGTCACATGCAGGCGACGCTGCCTGGCGGGACGCCGTTTAACTGGGGTAGCGATTCTGCCGCAGCTCAGCGGGGGCTCGGAGGGTCGCAGGGTGCTGACGATCCATCGTTGACGTCGCGGTATTACCGTCCGGTGACGTCGGTTCCTGGCGGGTCAGCGGCGGCGGCGGGTGCTCCGGGGTTGTACAGCCCGCAGAACACCAACCCTGCGTTGAATAACCCGCCGGCTCCGGTGTCGTCGGGTGCGTGGGCGACGAATCCTGCCCCGCTGCCCACCACGGGCGGCGGTGGCGGCCCGATGGCCGCTGGCGCACCGCAAGGCCTGTTCACTGGCGGGCCGACGAACACCACCAACATCGGGGCGAACGTCGCACCGTATGCCGGGTCCGGTTCAGGTGGTATCGGCATGGACGGTGGTGGTGCGCTTGGCATGGCGGTGCAGGCCGGTGGTATGGCGCTGGATGCGATGGCCCCGGGTGCGGGTCAGGCCGCGCAGACTGGGGTGAAGCTGATCAACCGTGCCATCGAGTACGGCGGTCAGGTCGCCGCGATCGGCGCCCAAGGGTTGATGGAAACGTTCTTGCCTACGGGTGGTTCGGATTTGGCGAACAACAACTGGATCACCCGCATTGCCGGGGGGATTGCTGGTGCGGCCCCGGCGTTGCCGAACCTGGCCGGCCAAGCATCCCAGCAGCGCAAGGACATCGACCCACAGGCCACAGGCCAGGGTCAAACCCAAGTCAACCAGGGTGGCGACACGAACATCACGGTCAACAACCAGCGCGCCACCGAAGACGGTACAGGCCGCGACATCGCGTATCACCTGCAAAACCAGTACGTCATGCCGGGAGGGTAAATGGCTAAGAAGCATTACCCCGCCACTGGTGTAACCCCGCACGGATGGTATGACCTCGCCAAGGGTGAAAAGCCGATGATGTGGCTCGACGCCTACGACGAGTCGATCACTTTCCACATGATGGGCGGGATGGCGGTCCCTGACCGGGTTGTAGCCCCGGAGATGGTGCACCTCACATCACTCAAGGGGTTGATCCCGCCGTGGAAGCACATCGACCAGAAGGGCGCCACCGAGGACGGAATCACCAATATTGATGCGCTCTACGACCCGATTGAGGTTGAGGTGGGGGTGGAATGCCGTGGCCGGTCGCCGAAGTGGACGCGCAGGGTCTACCGCGATCTGGTCGCGTCGATCGACGCGAAGCAGGAATCGACGTTGAACTTCCTCACCCACGACATGGGGCACTGGTGGGCGCCGGTCAGGTGGTTCCAGGGCGCGCCGCAAGCACCGCTGGAGATCGGCAAGCGGCAGCGTGAAAGTTTGCGCCTGCGGGCCGATTCGGGGTTCTGGCGTACCTACGACTACGCGGCGAGTTTCCAGTTCGAGTATGAGTCGATGACCGACACGTTCAACTATGACACGTCGGGCACGCAGGACCTCGGCGCGGACTGGCCGCTGTACTACGAGGGTGACGGCGGCGGGTACGTCTACGCCAATGGTGACCAGGCGAGGTGGCGGGACGACCCGGACGATCCGCTGACAACGGATACCCGCGAGGTGGTGTGCGGGCCGTACAAAGACTTCGACACCGACACCGACAATCAGGTTGTGTCGATGGTGCTCGGAGGTTTTCAAGAGTGGAGCCTGCCTGATAGTGGGGCTAATGACCTGTGGGCTCGCATGGGCCGCGACAGCAACGGAGACTGGGACGGTAATGGCATCCGCATGCGGGTGCAGGGCAACTGGATCAAGCTGTCGAGGTTCAACAACTTCTCGCAGACGGTGATGTTTCAGCGGCCGCTTCTGGTGGCCCCGCTGATTGGGGAGAAGTTCACCCTGGTTGCCGGGTATGAGGGCGATCCGCGCATGTTCAAAGTGTTGCGCAATGGGTTGCCGATCTTGTCGCACAAGGAAACCGGCACTGGTAGCGAGCTTGGCCCGGATTATCGGGGTATTGGGTTTGGTATGCAGGCCGGTGGCGCGTTGATCACGCAGGCGACGCCAGCTCCGGTGCGGAAAGTGTCGGCTGGCGACAATGCGAATGTCACGCAGTCTGGGTTTGTGTCGATGGTCAATGTTGGTGACCAGCCGATGTATTGGGATGCGACCTTGTTTGGCCCGGGCACGTTCCGGTTGTATGACGGTCCCGGCGCGGATGAGTATGTGGAGTTTGGTCCGCTGCTGCCCAATCAGATTGTGTTCCTACGTACCGACCCGCGCTCACAGACGACGTTGGTGCAGGATTTGACGTCGGTGCCGCCGTCGCCGCAGGAGTTGAACATTTTCCAGCAGGCGGTGAAGTCGTTGTTGTCGTTCTTCTCGGAGCGGAACGCGTTCACCGACCAGATTGGGTCGCTGTTTGGGATTGTTCCCCCGCAGGGCAATTTCTATAAGTACCTGTCGGGTCGGTTCAGTGAGAACGCGGCGATCCCCGCGAAGTCACCTGGCGAACCGGCGCAGCAGTTCTTTGTGAAGACAGAAATTGTTGGTGGCAACGCTGACTCGAAGGTGATTCTTTCGGGGACTCCGTTGCGCCGCTACCCGATGTAGCCCCTGTAGTGGGTGAATTTGTGGCGCCTGTGAACCTGGGAAAGGAGGGGATGACGGTTGTCGAAGTTTGAACGCGAAACAGCCGCATGGCAATCCGCCCTCCAGTCCGGCGACCCCAACAGGATCGCACGAACCGCGCGGGCGTTGACGGAACGCAAATCGAAGGTAGACACGTCGTTCCGGTTCACGGTGTGCGACAAGTTTTGGCAGCCGATGGGCGCTGTCGGTGGCGACCTGATCGAGGCGTCGGGTGCTGACCCGCGCAACGATGTTGAAACCGGCCGGATCGTCCTCAAAGGGAACAGCCCTCTCATCCCTTTGTTCATGGACTGCAAAAAGACGATGGTCGGTGTCATCGTCGAGACAGCCGGTTTGCGGTATGCGTTCTACACGAAGAACCACACCTACGAGTACCGCGACAGCGCATGGACCGGCACCGCTGAACTGCGCGGTATCCGCGACATCCTCAATTACTACGTGATTTGGCCGTCGTGGTGGCTGCCGATTCAGGCACAGCCGTTCTCGCACGCGATCTTCGTGTGGGCGCTGCAAACCGTCGTGGAGAACATGGTCGCAGAATGCGCTCTGCGGTTGCAGTCCGGGTGGCTGGAGTTCATCAACAACGGCCTGTCGTTAAACCCGGATATCCGGGCATGGTTCGGCACCGTTCTGCAAGCCCTGTCGCGGGACGGGCTGTCGGTCCAGGCGTTCACCCGCATGCTGCGAACCCCGGTGTATGTGTCACGCACCAATCCACTGCTGGACACGTCGCCGATGGTGGCTCGCACAGTGCGGATGGAAACCGTTCAGGCCGTCATCAAGGACGTTACCCAGTCGTACGGTGTGGATACCCGCATGGATTTGTGGCTTCCAGGTGATCCGCAGCCTGACAGGTGGGCGAACCTGGACCAGCCTACCTACGTGTTTTCCACAGTGGACCGGTCGCAGATCACTGGTCCGACGAAAACCGTGCTCGATTCGGTGCTGCGCACCACGATTGACCTTGGCGGGTCGCTGGGGGACATCTTCAAACCTGTCATCAAGCAGGTTCCCGGCATGGACGGCGTGTTTTATGCGCCCGCGTTGGGTGTGGATTTCGAGCAGCCATACGCCTATTTCGTGGCCCCCGAGCCGGGTGAGGACACCGGCATCGATGCGTGCACGATCACTGACCACACACCTGAGGGTTGGCAGCACATTATTGGTGGCCGTAGCCCAAAGTGGTTGAACGACTTGATGAATGCCACCTTCGCATGGCTGATCGACTCGCTGATGATCGTTGTTGGATTCACCGGCATACCGTCCGATCTGCTGTCGGGGTTCCTGAACAACAGCTTCCTGGCGTTCCAGTTGATTCAGCATTACGACCGCCGTGACGAAGTTGGCCCGTACCATCCGGCGATCGAGCGGTTCTATCCGACAGCATCAGCGCCGTACAACATCGAAACGGTGTTCGCATTCATCAACGCCTTGTTTGATTCGCAGGGCAAGACGACGGCGACGGTGCAGTTCCGCAACGGTGCCCAGTATGCGTTGGGTCGGGACGTTTTTCGCGGCGGCCTGATGTCGCTGGTGTTCATGTCACGTACCCGAATGGTGACTGACTACATCGAAAACGTCATGTGGCGGGTTTCCCAGGATGAGCGGAAGGTGATCGCGCAGTTGGGGGATGGACGCAAGTCGGAGGCCCCGTTGGCGAAGCATCAGCGGTTCATCACGGGGATTTTTGAAACGTTGTCGGTCCTCACGCTGTCACCTCAGGGATAAGCAGCGGTCGTCCTTTCTTTCTGTAACTCGCCCAATGTGAATGGAGCGTGCCTTATGTCGTGGCCCTTGAATCCTGCTGGGACTCACTATTTGTTTGAGGGGATCGTGGAGATTCCTGTCGATCCTACGGCGGGTTCGGCGATCCTCCAGTTGCGTCCGCAGGGCGGTATCGGTGTTGGTGTGCCCGCGATCGAGAAGGGTGATCCGGGTGTGCCGGCCACGTTCGATACGACGGTGAATCTGACGGAGCTGGACCCGGACGATCCAACCCCGGCGGAGGCGTCGTTCACTGAGATCACGCCACCTGGAACATCCACGCCGGGTGTGTACCGGTTGAACCTGGCGCTGCACGCCGGCGCGAAGGGCGCGGATGGTGAGGCGGTGTGGGACCCGACGGATGTTGATCCGTCGCCTGTTGCGGGTCAGGTGCCGGTGGTGAATTCGACTGCTGATGGGTTTGTGTTGGCAGCGCAGCGTGTGGGGGACCGGTATGTTCCGGCGTCGATCAACAACACTGCATCGGGTAACGCGAACTCGACTTTGGCTCAGGTGTCGATCCCGGCGCAGCCTTTTGATTGGCGGCCGCGTGTGCAGGGGTACACGGTGGTCACCGGTGAGGGTGCGGATGTTCGGGTTGATTTGGTGGCCCGGTTGAACGGTGAGACCGGCGGCAACGTGATCGGCCGGTGCCCCGGTGTGGCGCAATCGGAGCGGCTGACGCTTGTTTCGGGACCTGCGGCGGGCTCATCGGATGGGTTTGACCGTGTGGCGGCCGGTACACCGGCGACGATCTATTTCCGGTGTGAACGTCAGGCGGGGTCGGTGACGTACACGACTTCTGCCTCTACGTCGATGTTTTCGGTTGAGGTTTGGCCGCTGTCATGACGTCATCGTTTGATCCGTTGCCGGAGTGGGCTCATGCGGTGCCGTCTGAGCCGGGTATTCACCCGGAACAGTCGGCGTTGCAGTGGCAGCGTCCGTTCACTGTTCAGCAGCTGCTTGAGATTGGTGAGCAGTTCATCGAGCAGTTTTTGGCGTGGGTGGTGCGCGCGGTCGCTGGGGTGTTCATCCCTGGTGAGGCGTCGTTCGACCAGTTGCGTGATTGGGCTTTGAACATCCCCATTCTCGGGGACATCATCGAGGCGATCACCGGCCTTGTGGGTGGCGGGGTTGAGGAACTGACCCAGTTCTTCACGAACGTTCGAAACTTCTTCCAGTCGATCGACTTCAACAGCCCAAACTTCAACCCGCTTCAGGCTGCGGCGCAGTTGGTGAACATCATCCTTGCGCCGCTGCGCAATTTGCTGCCCAGTTTGTTGACGATTCTGCCGATCGGTGGCATATCAAACCAATCGCCGAACATTCTTCCTGCCCCGAAGTTTCCTGAGGGGTCGGTGGGGGATAACGCGGATTGGGTTGTGGACCCGTCGCATTCTCGCAGCGGTGATGGTTCGGGTGCGGCGAAGGTCATTGCCGATGGCACGTTGAAGGCGCTGCGGTCGGGGCAGAATGTTGGCGATTTCTTCGCGGTGAGCGAAGGGCAGACAATCACTGCCCGGGTGTTCGTGTCTCACGACGATTATGTGGGTACGGGCGCGCCGATTCGGTTGCAACTGGTGCCGTACATCGACGGCGTTGCACAGCCCCCTGTGGATTTGAACGCGTACGCCCCCCAGGACGCGAACTTGGCGTGGCCCGGTAAGGAGCTGTCGGGGGAGTATCGGGTGCCCGCTGGGGTGACTGGTGTGCAGACCCGGTTCGTGGTGACCGAAGACGCCACTGCGGGCACGTTCTGGTGGGATGACGCCGAGGTCAAGCAGACCGGCGTTATTCAGCAGTCGTGGGTCGAGGGTCTTCCGGAGATTCTGCAAACCTTGTTGGCCCGGGTGCAGTTGACGATTGACACGGTGGTGTCGGCGATCCGCGGCGGCGTGCAGACCGTTGAGAACACGCTGGAGGATTTGTTCGACGCTTTGCGCAACATCTCCCCGGAGTCAATCGCGGGCATGCTCGGCCCCGAGAATCTGCGGGAAACCATCGAGAACATCGTCAACAGCATTGTCGGTGGCCTGGTAGGCCTTCCGGGTATTGGTGCTGGTATCGCCGACCTGTTCAACGTGTTGCAGGAGATCGCCTCGCGCGCCAGCTTGGGGTTGTTCTCGTGGGACATCCTTGGCATCAGGACCAACAAGCCCGTCGATAGTGGTTTGTTGCCGTCGGAGCGGTCCAACTTCCCGCTGTCGAACGTCACGACGTGGCTGGAGGCCACGCAGAGCAATTCGCTCATCGGTGTTGACTTGATTGAAGAGTCGATGCCGCTGGGCGTGGTGTCGTGGATCGGCTACGGCCTTTCAGGGATCACCGAGTTCTACGTCAACATCTGGAAGGTCGACTTGGCGTCGGGCGACTGGACGCTGGTGCACCATTCCCCGAACATCGTGGGGCTTTTGGGCGGCACGGCCGCGCCCGGGGAGTTCATCTCCTACGAGCTGGATGACCCGGTTCCCGTGGTGGCGTCTGAGGCGTACGCCTATGAGCTTGTCCCGGTGGGCGGTACGCATTATGTGCGTGGCCGTGTGGCGGATTTGCCGAATCATCCGACGTCGCAGATTGTGTCGCTGGCAGCCACCAGAAACAACACGTCGCCGGATAGCCCGCCGTCGTCGATTGCGAAGGCGTCGGTGACCCGCTCGGGCGATGTGCCGTGGGTGAGTATCGCCGTGGATACAGGTTCCGGCGGCGACCATCACGATCCGTTGAAGGTCTACCTTGGCACCGCGGCCACGGTGTTCCCGGTTCCGAACTGGGTGAACTACATCGACCCGGTTGCGGTGGGCGCCGGTGGTGGTGGTGCGCAGGGCTGGGCCTTGGGTATCAACGGTCAGGCCGGTCAGCCCGGGAAGTTCAACGCCACCACATGGGTGCGCGGTGAGCATTTCGGCGACAACGCCATCATCACCCTCGACCCGGGCGCTGGCGGCGTGGGCGGTCCTGGTGACGGCGCTGCCGGTGGGAACACCACGTTGTCTATCTCCACGCCCGGGGGTGACACGTATTCCATTGTCGCCGAGGGCGGCTCGGCGGGTACCACTGAAGGGTTCTTGTCGAAACCTGTTGGCCGAGGCCCGGGCACGTTCACGTTCAATGGCCAGGACTATGTGGGCGGCGTTGACCAGAAGGTCATGGGCGGCCACGGTGCGCCCGCTGGTGGTGCCGGTAACGGTGGCAAGGGCTCGTTGGCGGCCTTTCAGTCCGGCGGAAATGGCGCTCCTGGTGGCGGCTGGGTGTTCTTCCGGCCCGACCCGCTGCCTGACCCTGACCCGGATTTGACGCCCCCGACGCCCCCCACGTTGGTGGAGCTGGTCGATTCAACTTTCAGCACGATCACGATTACGTGGTCTGGAGCAACAGACGTATGACAATCAAAGGGTATTTCGTTTACGCGAAAGAGAAGGACGCTTCGGGCGATTTCGTTCAGTTGAATCCCGACCCGGTGTTGCCGCCGTATGGGACAAACGGTTTGAAGTCGAACACCACGTACGAGTTCTATGTGAAGACGGTGGACAACGCCGGCTGGTTGTCGGACCCGTCGGATACCTACGAGTTCACCACTCCCGCGCACACTGCGGGTGATTTGTTGTCGCCGGAGGACCAGGCGATGGTGGATTTGATTGTGGAGGAGTCCCGCGCGGAGACAGGCCAGCCGGGGGTGATGTTGCAGATCACCGGTCCGCGCGGGAACTATGCGAAGGCGTATGGCACCACCGTGGGCGGCACGGTTCGCCCGTTGACGTTGGATGACCACTTCCGCATGGGTTCCTCCACGAAGATGTTCACCGCGATTGCGTTTTTCCAGGCCGTCGATAAAGGGTTGATCTCGTTGGATGACACACTGGAGCAGTACGTTCCGGGGATTCCGAACGGTACCGCGATCACGATGGGGCACATGCTGTCCATGCGGTCAGGTATCGCGGAGTATACGGCGGGTATCAACGCGCTCTGGATCACGCTGTTTCCGACGTGGCCATGGACGGGCGCGAAGGACTTCCTGGGCTCTATGAAAGGGCCGTCAAATTTCTATCCCGGCACCGACTACCTGTATACGAACTCCAACTTTGCGCTGATCGGGATGGTTCTAGAGATTGTCGACCCGGCCCATCGGCCGATCAAGCAAATCTTCAAAGAAGACATCATAGACCCTCTTGGGCTGACGGAAACGTCATGGCCGCCGATCGGTCCAGTTCCACCCCCAGCGTCGATCGCTGACACGTTCAACCCGAACTTCCTCGACGCTGCCGGCGCGCTGGCGACGAACATCAACGACTACACGAAGTTCGCGGAAGCGTTGCGCGACAACGCCATGGGCCTGTCACCGGAGTCGTATGACGCGTGGCTGTCAACGTTCTGGAAGCACTCCACGGGGTGGGACCCGTACGCGAACGGGTTCTACATTCCTTCCGAGTACTACTACGGGTACGGGATAGAGTCGTTCGGTACATGGTTCGGCCATCCCGGTTTGTTCTCGGGTGGCTGGTCGTCCACGATTTTCTTTGAGCGGGACTCGGGTGCGACATTCACGCTGCACGAGAACTCGAATACCTCCAACCCCCCGGCCGCGGGCTACACGCGAATTTGGGTGCGGGTGGCGGAGTATCTGTATCCCGGAACGATTACGAATGACCAGAACTGGCCGGTGCCGCCGGAGCCGGTGGATGTTGGGTTTGATGCCGTGTCGTCGGCTGGGGCTGGTGTCGGTAGCGCCACTGTGAACTTCAAGGCCTCCGAGGGGGCTACGGTGTTCGCGGTGGTGGCGTGGGACCGCGCGGGCTCAGCCCCGTCGGCCACGTATGGCGGCGCCGGCGGTGTACTTCTCGGGTCCGTTTCGCACAATGGCGATCCGGCGAATGGGGGCCTGGCGATTTTCCGCATGGAGAACGCAGGCTCCGGCGTTGCTCGCCAGATGAAGGCCACCGGCCCGGGCTGGGTGAGTGCGTATGCCATTTCATTCAACGATGTTGTGTCCGTGGGAACCCCCACGTTCGCGCACGGCAACGGCACCGCGCACAGTCAGCCGGTGACCGTTTCGAGCGGGGTGACGCTGCAGGCGTTCTCGGCCGGGGCCGGGGGGGTGTCGTCGTCCAAGCTGACAACGATTCTGGGGGCGCGCTTGCGCGCGGAGCAGTCGGGGATCGCCCCGCCCCTGTGTGTCAACACAACCACGAGGACGGGGACGGTGAGCGCTACATCGGCGCAGCCGAACAGGTGGGCTGGCATGGCGGTGAACTTGCAGATTGGGGGATGAGCGTGGCTGTTGGCTGGTGGGCTGAGTCCCACGTCTCGTTCGGCGTCACCATCACTCCTGAGGTGGGATTCCGCTACGGCGGTCCGAAACAAGAGTTCGGCGTCACCCTCACCCCCGAGATCGGCATGTCCGCTGTGGCGCACAACCGTGCGAGTTTCGGTTTGTCGGTGCCGGTTTCGCTGGGGATGGGGGCGGCCAGCCACAGCAAGGCGTCGTTCGGTCTGGTGTTCGCGCCGTATATTGCGATGCGTGGTCCGGCGGCGTTCGAGCCGGTGTTTCCGTCCGAGGATTTGTATCCGTCGGTGTCGCTGTTCCCGACGCCGCGCGCGCAGTCTCCCGGTTTCGGGTTGTCGTTCACGCCGAGCCTGGGGTTCGAGGCCGCGCCGAAGTTTGCGCGGTCGTTCGGTATCGAACTGGACCCGCAGGTCGGCATGGGTACCGCACTCGGGTTCACGAAGGGCTTCGGGCTCGAACTGTCCCCGCAGGTTGGAATGTCCGGCGCGGAGCGGTATTACCGCGAGTTCGAGCTGACGTTGACCCCGGGAATCGGTATGGACGCTGTGGGTAATGACGGTGTTGACCCGGTGGCGTTCGACGCGGTAACCATGTCCCAGCAAGCGACGTCGACGTTCTCGTTCAACCACACGGCCACCGCCGGAGCGTCGGTACTGGTGTCACTGGTCGTACAGGGCAGCGACACGATCGCTTCTGTCACCTACGACGGATCAGCGATGACGCTTATCGGCAGCCAGGCTCTAAACAATAACGCTGGCGAAGGTTCTCAACACTTGTATGTCATTCATGGTGTTGCTGGCGGGTCCAAGCAGGTGACGGTCAACAAGCCCACCGGCTTCGGGTGGGTGGGCGCTGTCGCGGCCTCGTATCTGAACGCGACCACCACCGGCACTGTGCAGAAGTCATACGGAAACAGTGGTTCGGCAAGCCTGTCGGCGTCCGCGCCTGGAGACGGTGGCCGGGTAGTCGTTTCGTTCGCCAACATGGGGAACCGGACGTTTACACCCTCTGGCGGAACGAACCGATTCTCGGGTTCGGGCCTGTTCCCGATCCTGACCATCAGCGACGCGACGACGGCCACGAACTTCACGGCGACAAGCTCGTCGGGCACATGGGCCGCCATGGCGGTCCCGCTCAATCCCGTATAACTCGAAAGGAAACAATCATGGGCATTCCCAACGCAACTCACAAAGCAGCGTCGGACGCTGTCGCCGGTCTCGGTGACTGGATCAGTGTGCATACCGGAGCTGCTGGCACCACAGGGGCGAATGAAGCCACGGGTGGTGGATATGCGCGGGAGCAGACGTCGTGGACGTCGGGCTCCACGGGCACCAACACCGGCGACGAGGTTGAAATCTTCGTGGCGGCAGGCACCTACGTGGAGGGCGGCATCTGGTCGGCCAGCTCGTCGGGCACGTTCGTCGGTTCGGAAGCTTTCGACGACGGTGACGTGGAGGTGTCCGGTTCGGGGGCGAGCATCTCCGTGACGCCCCGCATAGTCGCCTGAAATCCTGGATAGGGGAACTGTTTTGAACATCAAAACTGATCATCAGATCGTCGCGTTCGGCAACGACATGATGGGCTTGTTTGACCGTGACGGCACGTTGATTGTGCAGGCCGCCCGCGTGGTTGGCGGGTGGGAGGTCACCGCCGAGGGGCGGCCCCCGGCGACCGTGTTGGATCGGTCTTCGGCGATCACCGAAATGATCAACACCGCCCTTGCGGTGCTTCCGGGTGACGGTTATTCGTGCCTGGTGCCGAGGGGTTTGCGGGCGCAACCTTAAGGAGGGGGTTTGGTATGGCTTATTCGAAGCAGTCGTGGGAGAACGTTCCCTCGACGAACACCCCGTTGTCGGCGGACCGTCTCAACCACATCGAGGACGGTATCGAAGGGGCGCATGAGGGGCTGGACGATAAGGCCGACCTCGCCCACGACCACGTTTTGGCCGATGTTACCGATGTCACCTCTACTGGCGCGGCTATTGCTGGCGCGGCGGATAACGATGCAGCCCTGGAGGCTTTGCAGCCGGAGTTGGACAACAAGATCCACGAGATCGTCGACTACTACGCGACCAACGAGTTGGATGTTCAGGTGGATGCTTCCGATGTGGTGTCGGGCACGCTGAGCATTAATCGCATCCCCGTGGGTAGTAGTGGTTCCACGGTGTGTGTTGGTAATGATTCGCGCCTGTCGGACCAGCGGACACCCTTGGACAACTCGGTGACCCTGGCCAAGATTCAGGACGGTGCGATCACCAACGCGAAGATCAATACCGGCGCGGCGATTGCGAAATCGAAGCTGGCTTCGGATGTGCAAACCTCACTGGGTAAAGCGGATTCGTCGGTGCAGAAATCCGGCAGCGCGTCCGGGATGTGGATGGGCACCACCCTTCCAGGTACCGGCACGGCGGGTGTGTTGTACGTGGTGGTGCCGTGAAAGTTTGGAACGGCACGGCGTTCGTTGACCCCACCGCGTTCAAAGTGTGGAACGGGTCGGCGTTCGTCAACCCTGAGCTGTACACGTGGAACGGGACCAGCTTTGACAAGGTGTGGCCGTCGTTCGAACCGTTCACGATCTCCAGCGAAGACCCTGGCTACGAGGATCTGATCGATGAGCCGGTGCCCGAGGGCGCTTCGGGCTGCTGGGTGACCCTGGTCGGTGGCGGAGGCGGGGGCGGTGCGGGCTACCAGAGTTTCGATGATACCTACCGCCGCGGCGGCGGCGGCGGAGCGGGTGGGGCAAAGATTCCCCGCGTGTGGGTGCCTCGCGAGGCTATGGGTTCCTCCTACAGCGTCGTCTTAGGACTCGGCGGGGCGTATACCGGTGGAGGCTCGACAGGATTTGGCGGCACCGACGGGGGATCGTCCTCGTTCTTGTCCGGATCTGTGTCGCTGATCGCAGGAGGAGGGGCGCGCGGCGCGGTCGCGCTGTCCGGTAGCAGTACGCAGGTGTCCGGGGGCGCTGGAAGCCTGACGAGCGTCGTCTCCGGGGTTGCCGGGGCCGTCGTTATCCCCGGCGCGCCCGGGGGTAAGGGGGCCGCGTCGTCAGGCTCTGCGGAAGATGGCGGAGATAACCCGAGCGGTGCAGGTGCGGGCGGCGGAGGAGGCGGCCGGGTTTCGGACTCTAATAGCCAGACTCCCGGGGGCAGAGGAGGTAACTCCGCGGTCGGTACCGGAGGGGAGCGGGGCGGTGCCGGGGCCAACGGGTCCAGCGCCGCCGACCAAACCGGCGGTAACCCAGGCGCTGGAGGAGGCGGTGGCGGTGGCAACAACAGCGGGTCCACAACCACCGGTCACGGCGGTAACGGAGGTAAATACGGCGGAGGCGGTGGCGGAAGTGGCGGTCATAGGACTAATGCTCGTCGCTACGGCGGAGCGGGCGGTGACGGATACGTCCTGATCGAGTGGGAATAACTCGCTAACGGTTCGGGTCACCAGCAGCGCGGAGTTGATACACACGCTGCTTGGAAATCTTCAGGGCGCGGCCAATGTCATGCCACGTGATGCCGTGGACAGTCATCGCCTCATAGACGAGGGCAGCCAGTTCGGCATCAAGCTCGGCGATAGTCGCTGCGCGTTTCTGCCGGTTGGCGATCATGCGGTCGATGATTGTCACATCTAGGAGTGTATCTCAAAGAAACACTTGTGCACGTGGTCAAACGCGGTTAGACTCGCGTTCATCAACTTGAGACACCGCCCGGCGGGGCGATAGGCCTGAGAAACCAACCCCGCCGGACGGCCCACCCCCAACAGGAGGCCCACCAATGCTACGCACCACCACCGCGACTGTCTTCGCAATCGCCGCACTCGCCCTCGGAATACCCGCAGTCGCTGATGCCGCACCCGCCCACTGCGCGAATCACGGCACCGGCCACGGGCAGATCTACAAGCACGCATGCGCCACCGGCAGCGGCGGCGCAGGAGCCGACTGGACATACGCCACCCACGCCGACGGCACACCCAAGATGGACGGCACCAAACACATCTACAAGTGCGTGCGCCACTGCGGCGGCGGCCGCCACCACGTCGAAACCACCGACACCTGGTGACCCGCCATGAAGATCCACGTTCAATCCCGCGGCCCCGCCGGCTGGAACGCAACAGTCCTCTTCACCACAGGAACCGTCCTGACTGTCGCTGACGACCAAGGTCGCAGGCACCTGATCGACACGTCCCGCGTCACGGTCAGGAGGCTGCCGTGACCAAGCCCCTGCCAAGCAGGTGCACTGTGAAACGCATAGCCGGGGCTCTCGGAACCGGACTCCTCGGAGGCATCGCACTCACCAGTGTCCTGTCCTGGATGTTCGCCACAGGCAACCCCGCCATCGACTTCTTCATCGAACGCGACACCCTGTTCTACTTCTAAACCCACCCCAGAAAAAGCCCCGCCACCCACTTGGTGCGCGGGGTTTTTCTATGCCCCGAAAGGAACCACGGACATGGACCGTCTCGGAATCATCCTGCTCAAACTGCTCGGACCACTCGCCGACAGGATCGCCGACCGCATCGCCGACAGGATCACCGAGAACCTGCCCGACCTGTCCAACTTGGACGACCAGATCGTCGCGAAACTCCCCGACCTGACCAACCTTCCAGCGCAAGTCATGGACATCATCGACGGCGCGCTGCGCTCCATCCCCGTCCTCGGCGGAATCCTCGGGAGCAAACGGTGACCACGAAAGATCAAGTCGCCCAAATCACCATCGCCGAAGCCAAGGCGCGCAGCTACACCCGCAGCGAATGCCTGGCGATCATGTCCACCTTCTACCAAGAGTCCGGCTGGAACGACACCATCTGGGACCCGACCCACACCACCTACGGCATTGCCCAGCAGGACGGCTCCTACCCACACCGCTTCGACGGTGCCGCAGCCCAAATCAAAGGCTTCTTCGACAAGCTCGACGTGTGGCGCGCCAAACCCGGTGCCAGCACCGATATATGGCTGAACATCTGCTGGATGCAGCAGGCCCCCAACTGGCCCAGCGCTGACTACTGGTACGCCAACGGCCGCCGCGCCTACCTCACCGAAATCAAGTCACGCATCGCCACCGTCACCCCATACCTCGACAAGTACTGGCCCACCACTGGAGGTACCGACGTGCCCGAAACCCGCCCGCCGTACAACGAATTCCCCATCTGGTCGGAGAACCACTACAACACCAAACGCACCGTCAATGACATTGACGCCTTCCTGCTGCACACCAGTGAGGGATTCGTCGGCCGCGATGACGCCGCCGAAGCTCTATCGCTGTGGTACCAGCCCAGGTCCCGCCAGGTGGCCTACCACTACGCCGTCTCTCAGGCCTCCGACGGTGGTGTGACCGTCGTGGACAATGTTGACACCGACTACGCCTCCTGGTCTGCGCTATCCGCCAACGGCCGCAGCATCAACCTCTGCTTCGCAGGCACCCGCGCCGCATGGTCGCGCAACGAGTGGCTCGGCAAGTTCGGAAACGCCATCGACGTGGCCGCGTACCTCGCCGTTCAGGACTGCAAGAAGTACAACATCCCCACCAAGGTCATTGCGCCGCCGTACACTGGCCGACTCCCCGGAATCACCGACCATCGGTATGTCACCCAGATACTCAAAGACGGCACTCACACCGACGTTGGCGACGGGTTCCCGTGGGACTACTTCGCCGAACGGGTCAACCACTGGGCGGCTGGTGGCAAGACCGAGCCCGAACCGCCCAAGGTAAAACGCTTCCCGGACGACTGGAGTGACCGCGAAATCCTCGTCGAGATCCTGCGGCAACTGCGCGGATACAACCTCACTGGCTGGCCGCAGCTCGGCGGAAAAACCCTCGTGGACGCGGTAGCAGAACTGTTGGGCCACTGATGCGCATCGACGGCCAATACGTCGGCCTCGGACCAGGGGACAGCTCCGACGAGATCCGCAAGATCAAAGCGTTCATGCGGCGCAAGTTCGCTTCCTACGCGGGCGATTTGGCTGATACCCCGCTCTATGACGAGGCCATGACGGCAGCAGTCGCCGAGATGCAATCCCGGTACAACACGGCTGGGCAGCTGCGCGACGGGCTCTACATCCCGGGGATTGTAGGGGCCGAAACCAAGTACGTCATGGGGTATCTATCCCGGCCCGTCATCGACACCCGGCCAGTCCTGTTCACCGTGTGCGGCACCGGCGTGCCCTGGTGGGTCGGCCCCGACGCCGACACCGCACGCGCCGTCGAAGACCAATACCTGTGGCAACCCATCGGATACCCCGCCGCACCGTTCCCGATGGGCCGATCCATCACCGCAGGAATCACCGAGGCGCACAACCAGGCCAACCGGTGGCGCGAACGCATCGAAACCCACGGGACCGCACTGGCGGGCTATTCGCAAGGCGCGGTGGTCCTCTCGGAGCTGTGGATGAACCACATCGCACCCGAAGACGGATCCCTGCAATGGATGAAACCCCATGTGCGTAAAGCGGTCACGTGGGGCAACCCGAACCGCGAACTCGGACACGTGTGGGCTGATCACGGCGGCTCCCCAATGGCCCCATCCAACACCCAGGGCGTGTCCTCCAACGGCATGCGCAACACCCCCGACTGGTGGCGCGACTACGCCCACCAAGGCGACCTGTACGCCTGCACCGAACCCGGCGACACACAAGAGGTCCGAAACGCCATCTGGCAGATCGTGCGCGACCTCGACCTGTTCACCGGCCCCGATTCACTGCTGGCCCAAGTGATCGAACTCGCGCAAGCCCCGCTGCCGGAAACGATCGCGATCACCCGGGCGATCCTCGACGCCGGCATGTTCTTCGCGAAACGCACCGGCCCGCACGTGGACTACAACCCCCAGCCCGCCATCGACTACCTACGCACATAGGAGGCACCCATGCTGACACGTTCATTCTGGATCGACGCCGCCGAGCGGGCCATACGCACATTCGCCCAAACCGCGATCGCCACCCTCGGCGCCGGGGCAGTCGACCTGATGACCACCGACTGGATATCGGTGCTGTCCGTGTCCGGCGGCGCGGCCGTCGTATCACTGCTGATGTCGATCGGCGCCGAACGCCGCGGAAACCCCGGAACGGCGTCGGCCACTAGAGCGGTCACCGCCGCATGATCTGGGAATCGGTGCGCGAAGCGGTGGACGCCGCGTACCAGCCTGACGACGGTATCGACCTGATAGGACTGCTCATCATCGGACTGCCCTCCACCATCGCCGCCATCGGAACAGGGATCGTCGGCGTACTCACCGTTCGGGGGCAGCGCAAAGGCCGGGAGCGCGCACGCCAGATCGACGCGAAAACCTATGAGATTCACGAGCAGACCGTCAACACCCATAACACCAACATGCGTGACGACCTCGACGAGATACGCGATCTGGTGCGCGACGGCTTCAAACAGATCCAACGCGACATCGGCGGACTGCGGGAGGAGCTGCGAACCGAACGACTGGAACGAATCGAAGGCGACAAACGCCGCGACCGGTAACCACCAGGAAAGAAGGGCGCACGAATGTCACTACTGGCCGATCTCGCGGGCCTGCAACCCCGCACATGCCCCGCATGCGACTGGGCGGGCGCCCGGTCGAAACAGGAACGCGCAGAGATAAACACGGCGGTGGAGTCCGCCAAACGCGGCGAGGTTCAGTTCACCGACGTGCTGCGAGTACTCATCAAACACGGCATGCCCGACATGAAACCGTCAGCGTGGCGGCACCACGCGAGGAACCATCATGTCCCTGACTAGCGACCTACGTCAGGTCCGCATATCCGAGGGTGTGCGCAACAAAATTCTGATCCTCGACGTCGAACGGCTCCCCGGCATCACCGAACAGTACTGGTGGGACAGGGGCGACCTGAAGAACCGGTATGTGCAGTACGAGACGGTGACCCGAATGCCGCGCACCACGATCGTGTGCGCCAAGTGGTACCACGACGCCGAGGTCATTCAACTCGCGGAATGGGACAGTGGTGGCCGCAAACGGTTCCTGCGGCGCGTGCATAATCTGCTGTCGCAGGCTGACATTGTTGTCGGGCACTACATCGACGAGGCGGATGTGCCGTGGCTGAAAGGCGACCTGCACATCGAGGCTGGGTTGCCGCCGCTGCCGCCGTTCAAAACGGTGGACACGCTGAAGGTGTTGCGCCGTGAGTTCAAATCCGGGGCGCCGTTCAAAGGGTTGGATGCGTTCTGCCAGATCGTCGGGCTGTCTGCGAAAACTGATCGCTACGACCGGTTTGCGATGGAACGCGCCGTGACGGAGAAGAGCGCCGTGGACCGGGAACGTCTCATCGCCTACTGTGCTGGTGACGTCATTGCCACGCAGGGGTTGTACGACTTCCTGAGGCCGCACATCAAGAATCATCCGGCGCTGTTTGTGGACGGCGAGGACAAACTGACGGTGTGTAACCGGTGCGGCAGTGAAACCGTGTTGATTCCGCGCCGATATGTGGCGAACGTGCTGACCTACACGATGCGCCGCTGCACCAGCTGCGGCGCGCATTCGCGGTTGTCCATTGAGCCTGAGCGCATGAGCGTTGTGCGGGGGGTGTGACGTGAATATTCGTGTGTGTACGTTCCTCGATCACGGTGTGACGGTGGGATTCCTGTGGGACGTGATCAAGGCGTGGGTTCGTCGTGATGTCTGCTGATCCTGTTCGCGGCGCGATCCAAGCCAGCTTGGACGCGATGGGAGACGGTTGGCAGGTGGCCCACTATGTGGTGGTCGTCGGGTTGGAACGCATCGACGGCGACCGCATGGACCTGGGTGCTACGACTGTGATCACACCTATAGGTCAGGCGGGGTATGTCACCGATGGTTTGGTGAACCGTTATTGGGATGAGTCGTCTGGTGAGTGATCCGCAGTTGGAGTTGTGGCGGTCGGTGTGGCTGGCGGTCGTGGCGGGGATGATCGTCGCGCTGCTGGTTTACGTCCTGGCTTAATCTTCGGATTGTGAAGGCAGCCGCACCCCTTGCACTCTCCAGTGGTTTATCAGGGCTCCACGCTCGGGAAACGCCAGATGCGATGACGTCCGATCTCGGACAGAGTTGTGTATTCGTTGACTCTGATGAGTAGGTCTTCGTCGGATTCCTGGCGCTCCCTGTACGCCCAACCCCCGCGTTTGCTGACGCCGGGTATAGGCGGGATGTTCGGATCGAACTCGACAACCCAATTGTTCTCACGAAGCATCCGGTAAAACGACCGGAGACGCTTCAGCTTGTAATCTTTCATGCCTTTGCCGCGTGTGGCGATGTATTCGCCATGATCCCTCAGTCGTTTATGCGGCGCGCACTGAGAAAGAGGCTCAGGCACCTTGAACGGGTATTCGCGGCGGATAACCTGCCGGTCGGTCAATTTACCTCCGTACGTGTGAACGTGCCATGAAACAGCCTGTGGTGTCACACCGTACATCCGGGCGATATCCGCCTCAGTCTCCCCCGCAGCTTTCAGAGCCTCAATCACTTCTAGCGAGAGTCGGGGGAGCTGTTCGCGTCGGAACTCGGCGGGGGTGGTGTGGATGGTGCGCATCAGCGTCTCCTCAATCAGTCGTTATATGTCAATGGGTCCTTCCTTCAGCCGATGTGGTTCTTGCCGTGGTTCTCCCCGCCGCACGCGCAGTCGCAGGACCCGCCGACCGCGCCCATGCAGACGCTGTTGCAGGTCTTCTCCGGGTTGGTCCGGGCCTGCAGCTGGGTCCAGGTGAGGTGCTTGTTGTGCTCGGTGCAGAACAGACCCGCGGCGATCAGCTGGGGGCCGTTGAAGCCGCCGTAGAAGATCGGCACCGCGCTGGTGCCCTCGCCGACATACGGCTTGCCGTCGATGACCCTGCGGGTCGCGCAGCCCTTGACGGCGCACCGGCCGAAGTGGCGGTCGATCTTGGTGTAGCGGGTGTTCAGCATCATGTTCATGCGACTGACTTTACTCGTAACCGGATTACGAGTCAAGCCCGAGTTCTGCACAGCAGAGGGACGCTGCATATACAGGGGTGCTGCGCACAGGGGTGTGGGTGTGGGGTAGCAGCAGGGGGCTAGGGCACAGGGGTAGGTGGGGTGCAGACAGCCCACATGTCCGTGCTGTCACTGACAACACGGCTCCAGGTTTTCCCAGGTCGCTACAGGTCTAAAAAGGTCTGAACAGAACCACACGGGTGTTTTTTCGCAGGTAAACGCCCATTTCCCCACGATACGAAGGGGTTCGAATCCCCTTAGCTCCACTTTTTTATGCCGTTTGACCTGCGGGTTTGGTAACATCAAAGAATGCCAGCACGGTTAGACATCACCGAATTTCGCCCAGCGGCGGCGTCGTCTACCCAGAAACATCGAAGTAGTGCGCGCAAAACCCCCAGGCCAATCGACCTCAGATCCGTTTTCCAGCCGAAGTTCTTGGCCAAGTTTCAGTCCTCAGTTCGGCTCGCCAGCTCTGGCTGCCTGGAGTGGACTGGGTTTATCGATGCCAACGGGTACGGACGAGTCTGTGTCGACGGGCGATTGGTTGGCGCATACCGCGTCGCATGGATGCTTGCCCACCATGCGACCATCCCAGAGGGGATGGTCATCGACCACATGTGCTGCAACCGGGCCTGCGTGGCGGCGTCCCACCTGGAATCGGTAACACTCCAAGAGAACACTCGCCGCATTGCCAAACCGCCCAAAGACTGGATTCCCATCGCAGAGTCTGTCTGCTTCGAAGCATTCGGGGCGGGGCAGCGTTGGTGGGTAGTCGAATGGCGAGTGTTTGACCCAATAAAGCGCAGGGCGCGCATCGAGTCGCGGCTATTTAGGGATGCCGAGCGTGACGAGGCGGAGGCGTTCGCCCGACATATGCGCACACTGCCCACGACAAGTAGCGATTTGAAGCCCAGTGAAGAGATCCCGGGCGATCTCCTAGAGCAGCTGAACCGCGTCTACTATCCGCCCGCCGTGGAGTCGTGGTTGATCACCAATCACTCCGCCCTTGGAGGCCGGTCTCCCATCGACATGATTCGATGCGGGCATCTGAACGCCGTCCGCGCCCTGGCCGAGGCAATCTGATGCCGACAGTGAGAAAGCGGACCCGTTCCGATGGCACGCCCTGCTACCTGGTCCAGTACCGATTCGGAGGGCGGGGAAGCAAGCAAGGGGCACTGACTTTTGACGACCCGAAAGCGGCAGAAGCATTCGCGGCTGCCGTCACAGCCCATGGAGCAGCTCGCGCTCTGGAGATGTACGGCATCGATCCCTCACCCCGGCGGACAGACGGCCGAAGCAAGGGGATGACGGTTGCCGAGTGGGTGCGCCACCACATCGATCACCTCACCGGCGTCGAGCAGTACACGTTGGACAAGTACGAGCAGTACCTTGCCAATGACATCACCCCACACCTCGGCGACATTCCCCTGTCGAAACTGTCAGAGGACGACATTGCCCGCTGGGTGAAGGTCATGGAAACCACCGGTGGCCGCGACGGCAACGGGCACGCCCCGAAGACTCTCCGCAACAAATACGGGTTCCTATCGGGGGCGTTGAACGCCGCCGTCCCCCGATACTTGTCCACCAACCCTGCGGCGGGCCGACGGCTTCCCCGTGGGAACGCTGAGGACGACGACGAGATCCGCATGCTCACCCACGCCGAGTTCGACCGGCTCCGCGACGCGGTGACACCTCACTGGAAGCTGATGGTTCAGTTCATGGTGTCGACCGGTTTGCGGTGGGGTGAGGTGTCGGCGCTGCAGCCTAAGCATGTGGATTTGGAGACGTCCACGATCAGGGTGCGGCAGGCGTGGAAGTACTCGTCTGCCGGGTATGTGTTGGGGCCGCCGAAGACGAAGCGGTCCCGCCGCACGGTGGATGTGCCGGCCAGGTTGTTGGAGCGGCTGGACTTGTCGAACGAGTTTGTTTTCGTCAATACCGATGGTGGTCCGGTCAGGTATCCGGGGTTTCTGCGTAGGGTGTGGAATCCGGCTGTGGAGAAGGCTGGTCTGGTTCCGCGGCCTACTCCGCACGATTTGCGGCACACGTATGCGTCGTGGCAGCTAACGGGCGGGACACCGGTGACGATTGTGTCTCGCCAGCTGGGTCATGAGTCGATTCAGATCACGGTGGACACGTACACGGATGTGGATCGGACGAGTTCGCGGGTGGCGGCGGAGTTTATGGACGGATTGTTGGGGGACTTTTAAGACCCAGATGCGCCCTACCAGGATCTAGATCCTGGTAGGGCGCCTTTTTGTGTTTGCGGACCTCACTCGGTCATAGTCCAGGCTCCGCAGCCGCTTGTGCGGAACATGATGCGGTGGTCGCCGTTGATGGTGCCGGTCCACGACGACACCCCGTCGGGTTGGATGTTCGCGCGGACGGTGCCGGATGATGCTTCACCTTCGCGGAGTGTTTCGCCGCCGCGATACTCGGAGACGCTGACGATGGCCCAGGTGCAGCCGGGGGAGTCGGGTGGGATGGTGGCGGTGTAGGTGCCCCAGTCGTATCCGTCGGCGCCGCCCATGTTGTGGTAGCCGTCGCCGGGGATGGTCCGGTACGGGTTCACGCGCGCTGTGGTGGTGGTTGGCGTTGTGGCGGCTTGCGTTGTGGTGTCGTCGTCCTTGTCGCCACGGGCGGAGACGAGGGCGACAAGGGCGAGGACGCCGAGCGCGGCGGCCATCACTTTTCCCGGCGAGACTGCGTTGGTGTTGTTGTTCATGGATGTGTGCGCTTTCTGGTGAGGGGCTGGCAAACGTGACGCACTGTCGGTTATCTAATCGTGATATTCCCATTTGTGGGCTTCGTGTGTCGATCTTGGCAACGATCCGTTAGCGTCTACGCATCCGGTTGCGAGGGGTGGCCGGTGTTGTTCATTTCGGTAGGTGCAGCCCATGTTTGATGACGATCTCGACACTCTGCTGGCGCGGATTTTGAACGCGATGGATGAGTGCCCGCCAACAATGTGGTCGCTGGACCGGGCGCGCCTAGTCCTTGCGGCGTTGACGCGCCCGGACGCTCCTGGCGACGTGGGCGTGGATCGCAGGGCCTGTTTCGCTGGCCCTAGGCTGGCGCGGTTGCGGCGGTTCACCGGGCCTGGCGCCTAAGGCTTCCTCCTGGTCTTGATGCGTTTCGCGCGGTGTTCGCGTCGTCTGCGCAGTTTCCATGACATTTCGTACCTCCTGTAATCGTCGCCGGACTTCGGCGAGAAGTTCGTCATCTGAGTAGCGGCCTATCGCTGGCTCAGGTGGCGGCGGCGGAATATCTGACTGCTGAAATCCGGCTATCGCCAGGGCTTCGGTCACATCCCATTCGACGGCTCGGGCAGCGGCGGCCACGGTGGCTGCGGTTGTTCCGATTGGGATCAGTGTGCCTTTGTTGATCTGCCATCCCGTCTCCAACTGCTTCCACCGTCCTGCGCTGACGGCTGGTTTGTCGCCGCCTGGTGGCGTTGTGCGCCGCGATGCTTCGCGCTGAGATAGCCCAGCGCGTTCTCTGTGCCGCTTGAGTTCCGGCCCGAATGGCCAGTCCTCGCGGTGTTCCTTGTTCTCGTTCACGCCTACATGTTCGCGTGCAAACAGGTGCAAAGTCCACTGCTTGCACCGCGCCGATTCTTTGCAGTTACGCGCATGTAATTTTCGAACATCGCAGGTCAATGCGTTGTTGGCGCGAACTCATCGGCGAACTGTTGCGGTTTGCACTTGTTCGCAGTACAGTTGGCGGCATGGTCAAACAGTCCTACGGGGTGTGGCAGGAACTCCGGATCATCCGTGAGCGCACAGGTTGGTCATCCGCCGAGCTGTCCCGCGAAAGCGGAGTTTCCGCCCCTTACCTCTCCCAGCTTGAGAACGGCGACCGATGGCCGAACGCCACCGTCACCAAGAAGCTCGCCGTCGCGCTCAAGGTTCCCGTCTCCGTATTAGAGCGGCCAGCCGAGCAGAAAAACCCCGCCGCATAAAAAAGCCCCCACCTGTGTGCAGCAGGTGAGGGCAGAGACAACGAGGAGAAGCTCGAATGTCTGAACTCAATCGTATCAACCGAGGGGTCTGCCCGACTCCAGGGAAGAAGCAGTACCGGTCACAGGCCGAAGCGAATCGGTGGCAGCGCCAGAAGTTCGCCGGCTACGGCAACCGCAAGGAACGTCTCTACGCCTATCAGTGCCCGAGTGGTGAGCACTGGCATTTGACCCATCACACACCTGAGGTGCAGCAGACCGTGTTCGACAAGACCACCGGACAACCAGGTCTCGTGCCCACCTCGAACATGTTCGACGGACACGACGTGCGTCACGTGTTCACCGATCAGCCCTACTGGGTTGCCAAGGACGTGTGCGAGGCCGCCGGTATCTCGAAGTACCGGGACGCGATCATTCAGTTGGACGACGACGAAAGGGTGTACCTGTTCGTGGACACCCCTGGTGGTCCTCAGCGGATGGTCGCGGTCACTGAGGCTGGTGTGTGGTCGCTGTTGATGATCAGCCGGTCTCCGAAGGTGAAGCCGTTCAAGCGGTGGATGACGCATGAGGTGTTGCCGTCGATCCGCAAGACGGGCGGGTATTCCGCCGCCGATACGAACATCGCGCTTCCCGATCGCAAGACCCTTGCGCAGTGGGTGGTTGAGGCGGAGACCCGCGCCGAACTCGCTGAGGCGAAAGCGTTGGAGTTGTCGGTTCCGGCGTCGGCGTGGAACGAGTTGGCTGAGGCGGCTGGGGACTACTCGGTGTCGGATGCGGCGAAGGTGTTATCCCGCGATCCGGCGGTGAACATCAAGGAACGCGCCCTGTTCCAGTACATGTCGAGCATCGGTTGGGTGTTCAAGCGGCAGGGTCGGTGGAAGGCGTACCGCACCCAGTTGGAGACGGGTCGCCTCGCCGAGAAGGTGGCCAAGCCGTTTTGGCATGAGACTCGCGGCGAGTACGTCAACGGTGAGCCGACGGTGCGGATCACGCCGAAAGGTCTGGCGGAGTTGCACAAGCGTCTCGGTGGTACCGGGCAGCTCGCTTTGGTGGCCGCGTCATGACGTTCATCTTCTACTCAAAACCTCAGCGTCTGATCAAAAAGTCACACGGCGGCGTGACCATCGGTCTAGGGAACTACGACGGAACCGACCTGGCCTACCTCAATGTTGGTGACGGTTACCGCAATGACGGCGATGTCCTTCTCACCGCCGATGAACTCACGGACCTGATAGATCAGCTCACCATCATCCGAAACGCGATGAGGCTGACATGACTTTCCACGCGAGGCCGCGCCCGAAGGTGCAGCACTTTCCGAAGCCGAAGAAACCACTGTTTGTGTCGAAACCGAAAGGGGGAGCGAGATGATCGAGGCGTACCCCGTGGAGCAGGTGGCAGACAAGTATCTGCCTCACATGAAGGACCGGGTTCGGTGGATGAAGCGCCGACTCAAGAAGGGCGAGATTCCGGGGAAGCAGCTGTCGCGGAGTGTGTGGGTGATGACGGACGCCCATATTGAGCAGTGGCTTTCGGGTGGCCCGTCTGTAGCCCATCAGGAGCCGGTTGAACCGGTGTCGTTGGCTGATGGGTTGTCGGCGCGGTCGCGGCGGAGGCTGGCGTCATGACTTATACCGCTGACGATTTCCGCAAAGCCGCCGATTTGATCGAGCGCATTTATCCGGACTTCGACTTGACCGTTGCCGACCTGCGCGTCCGCGCTGATCGCATGGAAGCCGCGTTCAGGAAAGACGGCCAGGTAGATGAATTGGCGAGTCTCATTGTCAGCGTGGCCCGAACCACTGCCTACGCCATCCTCACTGATGGCCGGTGGAAGCGGGTGGAGGATGCCTGATCCCGCAGTAGAAGCCGCAGCGCGTGCGTGGGAATGGTATCCCGTTCCAAAAGACATTCCGCTGGTTGTTCGCTCTGTCCCTCTCGCCGCTGCCCGCGAGGCGTTGGAGCCGATCCGCGAACTACACCACCCAATCGATGAGCACGGCGATTCTGTCGAAGAGTGCAGCGAGTGTAGACACCGTTGGCCCTGCGATACCGCCAAGCTGATCTACACCTCTGAGGAGCTGGAGCGATGAGTGATGTTTGTTGAGCGGGCCAAGGCCGATATGGAGCTGTGGGACCGCACTCCGTGTGTGGAGATCGAGGTTCTCACTGGCATGACTGCGGCAGAGGACGCGTATCGGCGTGCGCCTGAGACTGTCGCCGAACTTGTCGCTGAGGTTGAGCGGCTGCGGGCAGAGAAGCTGGGGCTGGAAATCTCGGAATCCAATCTGCTTGTCGAGCTGCGCGACGAGGTTGAGCGCCTGCGCCCCAGGGTGATTGAGACCGTCGAACAACTCGACGCGCTGCCGATCCGCTCACTAGTCCGGTCGGACATCGGTGAGGTATTCGAGCGTCTCCGCGGTGGATGGGACTGCCTTCACGAGGACGGCAGTGCTGGCCTCGTGATGCCCTTCGCAATCCGACTCCCCGCCCGCGTGCTCTACACCCCGGCGGCGGTGGGCGAGTGATCTGCAACGGAATGCTTCCCGCGCCGTGGGGTAAAAACTTCGGGCCGTCAGATCAGACGGGTGGCTGTCGGCGGCCGTGGGGACATAAAGGGCCGTGCCATCCCGTCGAACTGGCGGAAGACAAACAAACCACGGAGGACCGGTGAGTACGTCTGCTCCTAAGCATCGGAGTGTGTGCCAACTGTCGGGTGAAGTGACTCGTCCGTCGGGGTTGTGGAAAGCGTTGGCGGAGTTAGACGCCAGGCAGATGAAGGAAGCGGCGGAGCTGGATGCGTTGCGTGAGGAAAACGCGCGGCTGCGGTGCCGGCTGCAGGAACTGGGGGAGACAGCGTGAGTGGTCTGCTCTGGATTCTCGTGGCCGTTGTCGTTGCCGCTCAGGTTCCCCAGGTGCTTCTGGCGCTGGCCCCGCGTTCATTGTGGGACCGCCTCTATGACAGCCGCCCGACCATGGCGTGCTTCCTGTGGGGATATTCCCACCCCTTCGGACCGAGTTGGAGCAAGTGGTGAATCTTGTTGAGCGTTTGAATGCCAGGTTTAACAACGTGATTCATGACGGACTCGCCTTGGTGGGTGCTGTGGTGGATCCGTGGTTGGCGCGCCTTGAGCGTCAGGACATGAGCAATGCGTTGGGTCGGGATTTCGGCCTGGACTGCGGGGATGTTCTTGCTGCTGCGGAGGCTGAGGAAGAAGTCCACGAACCCCGCATCTCCCATGTCCGTGGTACGGGTGGTGGCGGGGGAGGGGGCATGTCGCCGATTCAAGATCGGGCTCGTTCTTCTGCCGAGCATCGGGTTTCGGCAGACTCGTCACCCACTGCGGTGGGTGACATTGGTCCCGGCGCGGGCATGGTTCCCCCGCCCCCCGCGCCGGGACCCTCCAACCCACTGAACACTTACGTCGCAGGGCCACTCGGAGAAGCCATCCCCGGTGACGAGTTCATGGAGTTGGGGGAGTTCCTGGATTCTGCGACCGCGGAAGAACTCGCCGCCATGAGGCAACAGCATGCGACGGCCGCCGAGTTGGAACGCCATCTGCGTTACTTCACGACCGCGCCCGGCGCGTCCGGGGTGAACCCCGGCGTTGTCGCCCAGTCACTGCTGGAGAACTACCGCATCACCCCGAGATAGATCAACCCATCCAAACAAAGAAAAGGAACCCCCAATGTCCATTGATCTCGACCGAATCACCCACCCTCTGCGCCTCGCGAAAGGCAGCCACCAACCCGGCTCCGGGAAAGGCTGCGCCATGAACGTCATCTCATACATCAACGGTGACACCAAAATCACCGACTACCCCGAATGCTCAGCACGCCCACTGGCCGCCCTGGTGCAGATGTGCAACGACCAACTTGCTGGACCTGACGGATTTCTATCAGCCGAGAACAGTGTGCTGGTTCTCGACTTGGGTTGGCAGACAGTCGGCACTGCAGGTGTTTCGGATGCTGTCCACGCGTTGTGGATTGCCGACATGCTGGATTCCCCAGAGTGGGGGGTTATCCGGTTCGCGGATGAGGTTGGTGCGGTGGCGATCCGCGAGATTGCTGATTTGCACCGTCAGGCGGCGGCGGGTCAGGTGCCGTTTGCGTGGGCCGCATGGAGCGCCGCAGGGTACGCCGCATGGAGCGCCGCATGGAGCGCCGCATGGAGCGCCGCAGGGAGCGCCGCATGGAGCGCCGCAGGGTACGCCGCATGGAGCGCCGCATGGAGCGCCGCAGGGAGCGCCGCATGGAGCGCCGCAGGGTACGCCGCAGGGAGCGCCGCAGGGAGCGCCGCAGGGAGCGCCGCACTTATCGAGTTCACGCGGCAGGCGATAGCACGGTGGCGCGAACTAGCTGGGCTCGACCTGGAAACCGAGATTGACGCTGCGGACATCAATGCCGCTCTCGCCCGCATCAACGGCTGACGCAGGCGGGCCGCCGCCCCGATTGCGCGGGACGACGGCCCTAACACCGGAAACACACAACTAAGGAGACAATTCCCGATGTCAATCCAAGATTCTAAACCCGCATGGTGGGACCACCACCAAACAAACTGGTCCGACCTACCCGTCACCACCAACCCACCCATGGCTGACCTCGACCTCTTGAAGGAACTGGAGGACCTGGCGGAGTTGGTGTTGATCCACACGGAGAGTGTGTCGTGGTTCCGCCCGTTCCTGCCCCCGGTGCACTGGGAGAACGAGCCGACGATCTGGGAGCAGATGAACGGCGACGCCGTAGTCGCACTGTTGCACGACTACCTCACGACAGGAGAAGCAGCATGAGGCGCAGTGAGAAGAACTGGCGGTATTGGTGGACGATGCCGCTGCTCATCGCCGCAGGCATCATCGGCCCAGGTTTGACCGCACCAGAAGCCCACGCCGACATCAACAGCGACGCCTTCGTGATGGCACTCGACTCCGAAGGCATCACCTACAGCTCCAAACCCGCCGTCATCAACGCCGGCAAAGCCGTCTGCGACGTCCTCGACACCGGCTACACCATGTACGAAGCCTCAGTCTTCGTGTACAACAACTCCAACCTGAACCTGTATGACTCAGGGTATTTCGTGGGTGCCGCCACCGCATCGTTCTGCCCTGAACATTTGAGCGGCACGGGGTGGGTGTGATGCCGAATTCCCCGTTCATCCGGTTGGCTGAAGTTCACACCAGCGACTGGCGTTCCCGCGCGATCTGCACCCACAAGGACGGCGACATTTGGTTCCTCAACGAATCCGGCCACTACACCGCCGACCCCGCCCGCCGCATCTGCTGGACCTGCCCTGTCCAAGCGCCATGCCTCAAATTCGCGTTGCAACACAACGAGGCCGGCGTGTGGGGCGGCTTCTCAGAGAAGGAACGTGCCCGCATCAAGCGTGGCGAGCTGGCCCCGGTGAAACCGGCACGGTTCACCGAGAAGGAATGCTTGCAGTGCGGTGAGGTGTTCGAGCCGGTCACCCGCAGGGCAAGGTTTTGCTCGCAGAAATGCAAGAAGCGCGCCTCGAATGCGTTGCGGTCACAACCGTCCCTGAAGATCTGCACGCAGTGCGGCGGCGAGTTTATGGGGACGTATGCGAAGACCTGCTCGAATGAATGCCGACGGGCGCAGAGGTGGGGCGCGTGAGCATCGATTGGTTCGCCGTGGAATGCGCCGTGAACGGAACTCCCATGCGACTTAATACCGAAGAGCGCCGAATGCTGGTGCGGCGGCGCCCGAAACTCCCCGAAGTGGAGTTGGCGCGAAGGGCGCACTGCACGGTCCGCACCATCGAACGGGACAGGGCTGAACTGCCTGCAGCAAAGTTGCAATCCTGCCCGGTGTGCGGGGAGGACGCGTGGGTCACGACCGACGGCAACATGGAAGCCCACCCAGACAGGCTGTTTCAGGAATGCCCACTGTCGGAGACGGATTGGGAATCCCGTATCGCTGCAACAGTCATCTGGTTGTCTCGGCGTATCCGTAGCGGTGACTCCCTGCCCGTGTGGGCCTATCTGACAAGCCTCCCGGAAACCGAACGCAATCAACTGTTGATGGCTGCCCTTGCCGGTGTGCCAGATGTTGAAGACCCGTTCGCGTGGATCACAGAACTGGAGTCCGTTGCATGACCCTGCTCGATCTGTCGTTCATGCTCGCCGCAGCGGTGGAGGACAAGCATGCGTGGCGTGACCTGGCACGGTGCGCCGAAGTGGACCCCGAAGTGTTTTTCCCCGAGAAGGGTGGAAGCGCGAAGCCAGCCAAACGGATCTGCAGCCGGTGCGAGGTTCGGGTCGAATGCTTGGAGTTCGCGTTGGCGAACCGCGAGAACTACGGGGTGTTCGGGGGGTTGTCGGAGCGGGAACGGCGGCCTCTGCTCAAAGCGAATGGTGAGGATCAGGTGGCATGAGCAACGGGAACAGGCTCACCCCAGAGCAGGTGCAGACGATTCTGTTGATGACTCGTGAGGGGTGTTCCGCCAAGGACATTGGGGAAGTTGTGGGTTGTTCGGCTCGGACGGTGGTTCGGGTTCGGGCGGCTGGTGATGCCCGTTTGGCGTCGCCGGATCAGTTTGTTCCGTTGAGCCAGGAGCAGAAGGATTTCGCCCAATATTTGCTTGATGACGGTGCCCCGTATCGGGAGGTTGCCCGCACGTTGGGTGTGAGCCGGACAACGGTCGAAAAGTATTTCCCTGGTTACGGGTGGTCGAAGAAGCAGGCTGCCGAGTTCAGAGCTCTGGTCAAGAAGTTCCGCTGGTTGGAGGCTTCGTGATGTGCGTGTGCGGCCATAACCGGTCTTTCCACCGCTACGCATTCGACCGCTTCCGCGGCAGGTGGGACACGGGTTGTGACGCCACCAACTACCACGGCCCCGCCGGACATGAACGCTGCCACTGCTCCGAATATCGAGACAAGGACGAAAACTGATGGTTGTTGATACACGGGTGATTACCGCGAGGGACGACGCGAAAGCCGCCGCGGCTGCTCTTGATGACACGCGGTGTGCTTTGCATGAGTTGTTGTCTGAGGGGGCGCCGTTGCAGTTCCTGGACCGTGAAGCGCTGGAGTTGAACCTGGAAGTGGTGAGCAAGGCGTTGTCTCGGGTTGATGCGGTGATCGGATCGTTGGACCGGCTCGCGGACAGGTGGACAGCATGAGCAGCGAAGGCCAGACCCTCACGTGGGAATGGTTCACCGGTTTTGTTGGCCCCGGTAGGTGGCGTGCGGTACTCCCCGGTGATCGGCGCAACGCGTGGATCAATCCGTCCGATGTGGCTGGTGATTTCCGTTGGTCTGTGGAGGACAACACGTGTGCGCTGGTTTTGGCGTGGGGGTATGAGGAAACGTTGGACGCCGCGATGGCCGCTGCCGCTGCTGCTGCTGCGGAGGTGACCGAATGAGGAAGGCTGCGCGATGAGCGAACCTGATGTGGAAGGACTTGCGAAGCTCCGGGAACCTTTCCCGCCGAATCAGATCGGGAAACTCCCCAAGGGCGGCATCACTCTCGACTTCCTTGGCCATGGTTATCTCACCGCCCGATTCCTGGACGTGGACCCACTGTGGACGTGGGAGCCGTTCGCGGTAGGGGATAACGGGCTACCCCTGCTGGATGAGCATGGTGGGCTGTGGATCCGACTCACCCTGTGCGGTGTGACCCGCATCGGATACGGCGACGCTGGCGGGAAGAAAGGCCCCAACGCCGTCAAAGAAGCGATCGGCGACGCACTCAGGAACGCGGGCATGCGGTTCGGTGCGGCTCTCGACTTGTGGTGCAAGGGAGACCCGGACGCCCCGGCACCGCCGGATCCTGCGGTGGCTGAACGCAACGCTCTGCTCCACGAGCTGGGAGATGCATGCGCAGCTCTGACGCTCGATGAGAAGACGGTGGCCGCCCAGTTCTACGGCAAGTACAAGGTGACGGCGAGGAACGCGAAACCTGCCCAGTTGCGGGAGTTCATTGACGACCTCATGGAGAACGGTGCCCCCGCATGAGCCGCCGGTATACGGGGTTCTCCCCGGAAACCAAGGAACTGATCTGGACCCGCGCCCAAGGGCGGTGTGAACGCTGCAACGAGTATGCCTCAGACGCTACTGCACACCATCGCAGGCCCCGTGGTCTTGGCGGATCTCGCCGCGATGACACCAATCTGGCGTCCAACGGGCTGTGGGCTTGCGGTGCCTGTCATCGTTGGGCGGAGTCCTATCGGACGCAGGCGTTCGCTGACGGGTGGCTTGTTCGTCAATCCCAGTCCCCTATCACTGTTCCCGTCCTCTACAGGGGCAACTGGGTGTTGCTCGACGACGACGGGCTTGTTTACCGAGTTCCCGCGGAGGCAGCGAAATGAACCCCTACTACCAGGACGACCAGGTCACGCTGTACCACGGGGACTGCCTTGAGATCACCGAGTGGCTAGCCGCGGACGTGCTCGTCACCGACCCCCCGTATGGTATGGCTTTTGTTTCGTCCTGGACGAAACAAAAGCGACCCGTGGCGAACGACGACAACACTATTCACCGTGACAACGCGCTTGAAGCGTGGGGAGAAGAGAAACCCGCCGCAGTGTTCGGCACGTGGCGAGTAGCCAAACCGCCCAATGTGCGGCAGTGCCTGATCTGGGACAAGCGCGGCGCTGGTCCTGGGATGGGTGATCTCACAACTGCATTCGGCACCAGCCACGAGGAAATCTATCTGATCGGGCACTGGGTGAAACGCTCTACCCGCCGGGGCAGTGTCATCACCACCGAGTCATCACCCAGCGATCTGACATCCCGGATCGGACATCCCACCCCGAAGCCTGTTGGTTTGATGGAGACGATCATCGCGGCTGCACCCGAGGGTGTGGTTGCGGATCCGTTCGCTGGTTCCGGCTCAACTCTTGTCGCCGCAAGGAATCTTGGCCGCAAAGCGATTGGCGTCGAACTCGAAGAACGCTACTGCGAAATCATCGCGCGCCGACTGGATCAGATGTGCCTGGACTTTGGTGCTGGCGCATGAGCATCTACCGAATCCCTAACCCTGTGGAGGCAGCCCAATGATGGCAGGTCCCATGATCACCGTTGTCTGCGCGGAATGCAGCCGCACCCAAGGCTGCCCCATCACCGCCGAATTCCCCACTACCGAACAAGCGCAGGCGTTCATCCGCCGGCACCACGCCTTCGCTGATCACAGGGCACACATCCCAGAAGAGGCCGCCAAGTGACCGACTGTCTGTTGTGTGACCATCCCAGGTCTTCTCATGCCACCCGGTGCCGGGTCCGCATGGGTGTCGACCGGGACGACATGAACACCTACACGATCTGTTTGTGCCCCGGATTCGAAGGCGCAGAAGAGGACGACGAGCGATGAGCGACCCGAGGATCCGCCTGCTGTTCAGCCGCCGCGAGCTGATCGCGATGCAGCGCTGCGAATTGTGTGGATGGCACCCGAAAACGCAGAACCATCACCCTGATTGCCCGCGATACGAAACGGAGGAGTGACCGGTGCCTTGGTTCTACGTGGATGACGCGTTCGCTGACAGTAAGCCGGTGATGCAACTCGACTCCAGGATCCGCAACGAGGCCGTCGGGTTGTGGGTTCGTTGCGGTGCCTGGTCGGCGAAAGAAGAGACGGACGGTCATGTGCCCCTTGATGTTGTGAAGGGGTTCGGCGGCACGCCGAGACTCATTCGCGCGCTGCAAGAACAAGCAGGACTTTGGCAGAAACAGGGTTGCGACAACGCGCAATACAAGGATGAGACAACGGTTGATACAACGAGAAAATTTCAACCAAAATCTCGCGAAATCGTGTTTGCCAACTGGGAGAAATGGCAGAAAACCAAGGCTGAAAATGAGGCGCGGCGAAGGCGTGAGGCAAAGAAGAAATCCACCTGGAGAGCTGGGAAAAAGGGCCGCGACTATGTGGCTCAGGATGGGCAGGTGTCCACCGGGGACATGGTGGTGGACACGGATTTACTGTCCACCGGGGACAGCATGGGGGAGTCCCGCTACCCCGACCCGACCCGACCCGACCCGACCCCTATTCCTTTGGTTACTTATAACAGGGGGGTTACGTCAGTAGACGCGAACGTTGATTCCCCCCGCCCCGAATGCCCTGACCATGAAACGAACTCAGAGACCACCAACTGCATCCCGTGCATGAAGCGACGCAAGTGGGACAAGGAGCACCCGGACTACTTCAAGCGGCTGGAGGCTGAGCAACGCCGCCGGCAGGCCGAGGCTAGGCAGGCCGCCATTGATGCCTGCTCGTTGTGTGATGAGTTCGGGGATATCGAGATCGATGATGCGGTCAAGAAGTGTGATCACCCGAATGTCCGAAAGGCGGGGTCACTGTGAGGGATTGGCGTGGGACGACGGTTCATCAGGAGGCGTTGCGGGTGCGGTGCCGTGACTGCTTGGCAGGGATCGGTGAGCCGTGTGTGGTGCGGGATGAGAAGGGGCGTGTGGTGAAGGTGTTGGAGGCGTTTCCGGCTCATGCTCACAGGATCGCTGACAGCCGTTCTGGCGGTTCCGGGTCCGGTGACACCACGGATGCCCTAAAAGTCGCTCCACGTGGCGCACAGCCCCCGCAATCAACAACAGGAGACGAACAGTGAGCCACGAACACGGCGAGATTGATCCGATCAGCCAACTGGAACTGGACGTGCTTGAGTCTGGGGACCTTGAACTGGCCACCCAAGTCGGAGAAGTGGCGCGGTGGGCTTACGCGACGACTGTCGAGTCGATCTGGGCTCTTCTGTGCCTTCCATCGGAGGTTGCGGAGCAGATGGTGAACGAATGGTTTTTGCGATGACGTTGTTTGTGTCGTCTTCGGATGATCCGCGTGTCCAGGCCGCCCAATCCGCGCGGTCGTGTGACATCTGCAAAGCCCCCAAAGGCAAACCCTGCTCGAACACGATTCGTCCGGGGAAGCCGCTGCCCGGTCGGGTCATCCACTTCGGGCGGCTCACAGACAGAAACCGAGAACCGAAAGGCGACGAATGAACAACCCCGAGTTGCGTGCAGTACTCACAGAAGCCCTCAGTGAAGCGCTGAAGCGGCTGTGGACCGACCCTGAGGATGCTGCCGACCAGGCGGCCTGGGATGCGCTCCCCGGAAAGCTCGCTGATGCCGTTGCTTCTCTTCCGGGTGTGGCGGTAATCCAACTACCCGAACCGTACTTTGAGGCAACGGGCGACGAGTTTGAAAACGGCCGCAAGGATTACGCGTTCGGTGACGTGTCAGTGTTCGCCGACGGAGAGATCCACTTGTTCGGCGCGGTATGGGAGACCGCCGCCATTGAGGAATTCGCTGCGGGAATTCTCGCAGCGGTGGCGGAATCGAAGCGGGCCGCAGCTGCTGCTGCGGTTGTGGCTACAGGGGAGGAAGCGTGAGCGACGGCAGGCGGTGCGCCCGATGCGGCCGCGCGGATTCCGTATTCGGGTCGTGGACTTACTTCGTCGCTCCGGATCGGATGCGGACGGTGTATCTGTGCCACGCCAACCAGGACGGGACGAAGACTGATCCGGACTGTTATCACCTGGCGACAACACTGCGTGATCCGATGCCTGATCACTACCAGAACCCCGGGGAGGAAGCATGAGCGGGGACGCGCAGAAGATCATGATCGCGGTTCAGCGCCGACACCGGCGGACGTTAAACCTGGAAACTGGACACTCCCACTGCCAGGGTACGCGGGTGGGTGAATGTGATTTCCGCGACGGTTCGCTCGACGATTTCGAGGCCCACGTCGCCGCCGAGATCGACAGAGCCCTCGGAGGACTCAGGCGGGAAACCCGCGTAATCGAGAGCATCTTCGAGCTGGGCGTGCCAGAGCCTGCAACCCGATTCGTTACCCACTGGATGGAGATACCTGATGAGTGATGTTGTTGAGCGCGCCAAGGCTGCGCTGGTCGACTACGAAGTGGCGAAGGGGTCTCGGGTCGCGGTCGCACCGGGCCGGTCCTACCGGCTGCTCGCCGAATTGGTAGCCGAGGTTGAGCGTCTTCGCCCCAGGGGGGTTGAGACTACTGCTGATCTCGAATGGCTCCCAGAGGATTCCGTAATTCTCACCCACGACGGAGGAACCCTGCAGAAGACGAGTAGGGGTACCTGGTATTGGGCCAACGATGACCAAGACGAGAGCCTGCCAGGGGACCTTATCGACTTCCTTCCCGCCCGCGTGCTCTACATCCCTACGGACTCTTTGGAGGAAGCATGAGCAGCGAATTTTGGTGGGGCATGTTCGTCATCCCCGCCGCTGCACTCGCTGTCGCTGGCGTCCTGGTTGCGGTCATGGCCGTCATCTGGGCCTCAGCGAAGTGGGGCGGCAATGAGTACAAGCTGTGGCCGAAACGGTGGGGTCAGCGCGAGTCCATCGTGACCGTCGTCGCCACCGCCAAGTCGGTGCGCTACCTGTGGATTCCCGGATGGCACATCGTCATCTGCCGGACCACGATGGCCACCCAGGAGAGTCGTCCGGAATGGCAGCGCCGACAGCGTGTCCAGCACGCCATCGGTGCCGCAATCAGAGCCGAGGAGGAAGCGTGAGCAGCGAGGCCCAAAACCTCATGATCGAGGTGATCGATGCGCACACGTACAACGGTGCAGACAGGGGGTTCCTCGGCGAGCACCGTGTCGAGTACTGCATCTGCGGGTGGTCGGAGGAAGGCGACGGCGTGCACACCGCGCATGTGGCTTCTGAGGTTGATAAAGCCCTCGGAGGACTCACCCGTGAAGAGCAATGGGTTCCCGTGGAGGAATCCGGACACCGCTGGGCGGGTCGGAGCAGGGAGGTCGCAGAGGTCTGCCTCAAGGACTTCTCGGTCACGGGAATCTGCCACGACCCGGAGGTCGACTCTCCGCTTGTCCGAATTGAGCACGAGGCCCGCTGGGTGTCGGGATGGAGCGAGGCATGAGCGACGCAGACACTGCACGGAAGAACGGCTGGAAGGTCGGCACCAGGCTCGCCGGCGATGAAGGACGCGGCGAAACGATCATCGAGATCACCGCGGTCGGAGAGGAACACGTGCTCGCGAAAACCATCTCCCATGCGGGCCGACCGGCGCCGTACCGGGAGTCACTGTGGACTTTTGTGTACCGGGATTGGCGGGAGGTGCCTGGTGCCTGATCTGAACTCTGATCAAGTCTCTGACCTCATCAACCGCATGGAGGACGCGATCGTGAAACTTAACTTCATGGCCGACGAGAAGCGCGTCAAGTTCCCGCACGGAACGGATTTCGACCGGCTGCGGGGCAAAGCTGAGGGCGTCCGGTTGGCGCTGTCGTATCTGAGGGAGTGCGTGCGGTGATTCAGGTTCATTGCAAGGAGTGCAACCGTGCCTGGAGCGAGGCGTGAGCGATCGGTTCTATGTCTTGGACTGCGATAGGTGCGGAAAGACGTTGGGTTGGACCACCAATGCTGCATTCCCGATGTGTGGGTTGACGCGGTGCACCGACTGCATGCGGGAGGCGATCGCGTGATTCAGGTTCATTGCCGGGAATGCAACCGCGTCTGGGACCAGCCGTGCACGGACTGCGCGATGGACAAGGCCGACAAGCATTCGATCAACACCGGGCACACCGATATTCGCATCATCCCCGACACCACACCGGCACGGCGTGTGGTGGATCAGGGGTGGGCGGAATGGCTCACGAAAGGAAAACCATGAGCGATGACGGATTCGCTCTGTACCACTGGGCACCCAAATCCCGCCGCGGACAGATCAACCGATACGGCCTACGACCCGGATCACTCTCCTCGGACCGGCTGTGGAAACCGCCCTATATCTGCCTCGCAGACGGCCCGCTATTCGCGTGGCAGTTGATCGGCCGCTACCGCCCGATGATCCATGAATGGGATCTGTGGTGGACCACGAGCAGCGCGGCAGCACCCATGGAGATGATTCCGTGCGACGACGGGAGGCCCCGCGAATACCGCGTCTATCACCGCATCTATAAGCGTGACCTGTGGTTTGTAGGCACACGCTTCAACGAGCACCACGAGGAAGGCCAACCATGAGCACCCCTGAGCGTGACGCCCTGATCGAGAAAGTACGAGAAGCCCTCTGGGCCGCTCTAGAGCGTCAAGCCGAGGAACCGATGGGTCCGTACGTGGACCGCGAATTCGGACACATCGACACCTCGGGTGGTGGGGACATCGACATGACCGCACTCGCTGAGGCTGCGTTTGATGTCCTGATCGACGCCTGGGCTCCGCCGTTCTAGCCGCATGCCTAAGTCTCCTGAAACCCCGTCCGAGCATATTGAGTTCGCTCGGGAAGAAGCCCGCACTGGTGCGTACGAGTCAGCCCAGACGCACGCCCTGATCGCCATCGCCCAGCTACTAGCCGAAAAGGACCAACAATGAACTGGACCGTCGTCCTTAACGCCACGTTCATCGTGTGCATCGTCGCCACGGTCGTCGCCTTCGCCTGCACCATGGCCAACCTCGAATACGGAACCAACCGCGCGGCCGGGGCGGTGTGGCAGTGACCCTGTCCGTGATTCTCGCCGCCCAGGCTCGATTCATCCACGAGAGCCCTGTTTGTCCAGCGTGTTTCCAGCCCCGCATCGAGCATTCCACCGACTGCAAAGGACACCACAAACGATGACTGACGTGCTGCTCGCAATGGCCGCCTTTGAACGGGAAAGCGACGTCCGAAACAACTGGTGCCGGATCTGCTGGGGCAAACTCGATGAATGCCCTGGCCATGTCGGGTACATGGAGATGTTCGGCCCACCACCAACCGAGGAAGAGCGAGCCGCCTACGCCGCAGACCTGGAAGTGCGCCGACGTGGTATCGAACGCCGCGCTGCAGCGCTTAATCAGGCGGCAGTGAATCTCGGGTACGACAGCATCGAGGACCTTTGCGCGAAGGTCGATGTCGGATCGGTTGTGCAGTCTGAACCCAACCAGGAGGGGGAGTTGTGACAGATCCGAACGAGAAGATGCGCCAAGAAATCCAAGCCATGATCCAAGACGAACTCATGCGCGCGTGGCGTGAAGGCGTCGTTAAAGGCTTGGAAACCGCCCAGAAAATGGTGATTGCGGTTCGGGAAGAAGCGCTCTCCCGGATCTCTGAAATCCCCGAGAACCAGCGGGAAGCCCTGCAGGCTCAGATCGCTGTTCTGTCGGGTCTTGCCGATGGCATTGAAATATCCGCCCGCCAAGCGGCTGAACCTAACCAGGAGGGGGACCACTGATGACGATCTACGGAATCTTCTGGACCCGCGATGGCATCTCCCCCGGGGACCGCATCGAAGCGCACGAAATCGATTGGAAGATCGACAGTGACTACACCGAAGTTCTACGGGAATTCGAAAGCCGCGACGACAAGTACTGGCCGTCGGTCCTGTTCTCTGCGGACATCACGAATATCACGTTGTTAGGGGAAGGAGCTTGCCCCGACTACCTTAACGCGCAACAGGAACGACGGGAACAGGAAGCGATGTTCAGGAAGGCATTCGAAAAATGACCCAGCCGAACGACGAAGGCCACCTCCCCGCCGCACGTGCCGAGTTCCAAACAGCGATCACTGCGTTCATCGACCCCATCCCAACCCTCCACAACGGCAACATGCTCCACGCCCCCAGCCTCTACATGCAACTGTTCGACGCAGTCGGCGGGGAACAAGCCCAAACCGGCAACGGTGGCGGATCCAAATCCAAACCACCACTATGGACCGACGCCCTCGTACTCCTCCAGGACATCGATTTGATGGTGTCGGTGTGGCAACCCGGATACAAAGGCGTCCCACCCACCATCGCCCGCCTCCTATGACCAGTGTGGGCATCGTGTCTGCCCCACCTGCCACGCTCAACCAGGTGAGGTGTGCACGTTCAAGGTTCAAACCCCGACACCGTCTGGTGTGCAGATGGTGACCCGACCGCGGCATTTGCCGTGCATCACCCGAACCAAAACCCCGGAGCACGAATGAACACCACACCGCGATACGACGTCAAGGACGTTTGCACCAACTGCTGGCACGACAGCTGCGACAACTGCCGCGGCGGAGACTGCGCTTGCCGCAAGTTCAACCACCCACCCGGACACTCGTACACCTTCATCGACAGCGAAGGTGAAGAGCGCTGCGAGTGCGGCAAATGGCTTGAGCCTGGTTACTACGAGATTGAAGACCATCTGAGGTCTGTCACCCCCGCTGAGAACGGAGACAACGAATGACCCAGCCCGCCGAAACCACCAAACCCAAGAAGATGAACCCCAAACAACTCAGGCGCACCCTCTACTGGCTCGCCCTCGACTGGATCAATCTCCGCAACAACCTCCCCACACCACAATCCGGACAACTAGGCCGCCGCACCAACAGCCGCATCTACGGCCACCCCGCCGAATGGGCCAGCGACAAAGCCGCCGAAATCGTCGACATCCTCACCAGCTGGCACGACAACCTCGCCGAAATCCGCAACGAAACCCCACCACCCAAAGGCGCTGAAGAACACCGACTCATCGCCGCATGGAAATACCTCGAACCACGCTGCGAACAACTGGCCGAAGAGTTCGACGCCGAAGACCTCAAAGAACTCCCAGACCTCCACCACAAGATCCGCCGCACCCTCGGCGAAAACATACCCAAGTACACACTCCCCATTCCATGCCCCAACACCGACTGCGGACTCCGCACCCTCGTCCGCGTCCAAGGCGTAGGACAGGACTTCATCTCCTGCGACGCCTGCGGATACACCATCAAGGAAACGCACTACCCACTGTTGATCCGAATGACGTTGGACGCGTTCATCAACGGTGCAGCAGCATGACATACCGCAAAATTATCGGCAACTACCAACAGACAGGAGCGAGAGGCGTGAGCGTCGCCGCACATCGATTCAACAACCACCTGCGCTACCGCGAAGGCGAACACCCCAATCAGCGCCAGCTGACCCCGCCCTACATTCTCGAACCCATCCGAGAAGCGTTGGGCGGCATTGAGCTGGACCCATGCACAGAGCCCGACAATCCGACCGCTGCGGATCGGTTCTACACCGTGAACGATGACGGCCTGGAGCAACCGTGGGACGCGCAACGGATCTACTGCAATCCGCCCTATGGCAAGGCGCGAGAGCCGTGGACGCGGCGCTGCATCGAGGCCGCGAGCAACGGTGCCGCCGTGGTGCTGCTCATCCCGTCGCACACCGATACCCGGCTCGTGCATGAGTGCTTCACCACTGCTGATTGCGCACCTGTTCATCAAGGGCCGGGTCAAGTTCGGCGTGCTGCGTAACAACGGGCGACAAGAGGCCGCATCGCACCCCTCGGTGCTGTTCGGGTGGAACGTCCATCTCGACATTCCCAAGATCGGCCACACGGTGCGGCTGCGCACCGACACTGCCGTAGCTGGCTGACATAAGGCGTAGTTAACGGTGACACGCGCAGATGAATACCCCGACGGGGACCTTTCATGTAAACTGTCTGCAGTTAGTACACCTATGCCCGCACCCGGTTCCCCGGGTTGCGGGCATACTGCATTCCGGGAGGAAACCCCGTTGTCAGGAACCGCAGTACTCACACCCGAAGGCATCAACACCCTCATCACCGCCGCCGAAGCAGCATCACTCTGCGGCGTCTCCACCAGCACCATCTACGTGTGGGTGAACCGCGGCAACCTCACCGTCTCCGGGAAAGACGAACGCGGACACAACCTTTACCGGCTGTTGGATGTTGCGAAAGCTGAACGCGCGACCCGGGCAAAAGCCAGAAGGCACCCATGACCACATTCCCTGCGCCGCGCACACTCACTGAACGCATCCAGGGCGCGCACCTCAACCTGAAACTCGCACGGCAGGCAGGCAACCCGGACATCATCGCCGCCGCTGAACGCATACTCAACCAGTTGGTTGACCGTTTACCCCGCTCCACCAGCCAGGAGAAGTAGTACCTCATGCCGGACAGCGACCCGATCGATTTCACCGCAGCTGGCGAAGCCTTCGCCGAGATCTTCATGGATGGCATCCGCGCGATCATCGCGCAGGAACTCGACGCACGTGGCGTCAAAGGCCCGTCCACTGTCGTCAATAACGTGGTTCCGTACTCGCTGCCTGATTCGCAGGACGCGCAGTACATGGAAGCCACGTATGAGGCGGATGTCTGATGCCGCTCAAACACCTCCGCATTTGCGACACCTGTGATCGTGTCCGTTTCGCACCCTGCGGCAAAGCATGCCGAGTCCCCAACGATATCGATCCTGACTCGTGGCGAATCAATCTGCAGGACGGTGCAGGAACGATGGAGAACGCCGGGTTCATGTGTGTGGAGTCCAAGGAGGCCGAAGAATGACCGGCGCCCATGCATCACTGCTGGGGTTGTTGGCGTTCCTTGTTTTCCATCACTACACGGTGGTTCGTGAGCTGCGGTACATGCGGTTGCAGAACACCAAGATGGAGACGGACCTCATCTGCTTGCGGAACAGGTTCGGTCTCCTATGACCGCCCCGGTCGACGTCCGCGACGAGATCGGTGGCGAAGGGTGTGCCGACAGAATCAGCGGCGGCCTCGCAGGCGAATATCCCAAATGAGCAGCCTCACAGACCTCACGGACTTCCTTAACCGCACGCTGAACAACCTGGTTCACCCCGGCGACGAAAACACCAAACCGTTCCCGATCCTCCTGCCGGGACTACGAACTGTCAGTGTCCCCCCGGAACTCGCCGGCCAGTTCGCTGAAGAAGCAGGTTTACCGCACCTCGACACCCCGAAACTGGTCGCGGAAGCGCTCGCCGCGGCGATCACCCAAAACTATGTGATCCTCACACGCGAAGAGCACGAACAACTACGCCAGCAAGCAGCCGACGCACCAACCGGGCACCGCGTCATCAACATTCGCACCACACCCACGGGCCAGCCTGTCCTGTCGATCACCATCGACAAGGCAAGCAACGATGTTGTTGTCCCCGCGAAAGCGTTGCAGAAAGCAGCTGAACAGTGATCCACATTGAAGTTGACGGGAAAGTGCTCATGCACGCCGATCCCGGCCAGTGGACCACCACGCCACCCGATGTTCAAGCGGTCCAGAAAGCTGGACCCAACGAGCCTTGGATGCTGCCGATCATGGCCGCGCTCGCCAAAGCCGCCACCCTCGCGATGGCCGGGGCGAAACAAGAGGACACCACAATCCGCGTGACCACACGCAAGAACGGCTGGACGATGGACTGCACCAATGGATGAGGCAGCCCGCGCCCGCCAGGAGCTGCGCAGATCCAACGCCGCCCAGCCGCACCGAAACCGGCACCGCGAACGCAAAACCGGACGAACCACAGACCGCAACATCTGCTACTGCGGCGACGCCGACTGCCCAGACTGCGGCGAATGGTACGAGTGAAACAGGGGGAGCCGCGCATGGGATCATCGGCCCGCGAGCGGCGATTCCACCCCGCATACGGGGCTGAATCATGCGGCGGGCCAACATGCGAGGAGTTGGGACACACACCCTGCGATAGGGCGGTGACGATGGAGGAAGCCTTCGCTCGCGACATACACGCGGGGTTTCTGCCCAAATCTATGGTTTGCCATTGCGGCGCACCCGGTGAGCGATACGCGGGCAAGAGGCGCGCGGTGTGCCCGCCGTGCGCCTACGGCGTGCATAAAACCTGCTATTGCAGCGAGACACCCGAGGGTTAAGCCGACATGACCGATGTCGTGATCGACGGGACCCGATACGTCCCAGAAGCCACCAACGGAACCACAATCGGAATCGGTGTAACCACCCGCAACCGGCGCGACGTCGCCGACGAGACAATAGCCCACATTCGCCGCCACACACCCAACGCCAAACTCGTCATCGTCGACGACGCCAGCGACGAACCATACCCAGCAGCGACCTACCGATTCACTCAACGCGCAGGCATTGCCCGAGCCAAAAACAAATGCCTCGAACTCCTCAACGGCTGCGAGCACATCTTCCTGTTCGACGACGACTGCTACCCCATCGCCGACAACTGGTTTCAGCCCTACATCGACTCACCCGAGCCGCACCTGATGTACCAGTTCGTCGACCTGGCCAGCGGGCGGAAAATCAACGACGTCACGAAGGTCTACGACGACGGCCGCCACTTCGCGTTAACCGGTGCCCGCGGCTGCATGATCTACGTACACCGCAGCGTCATCGAGCGCGTCGGCGGCCTCGACCCAGAGTTCGGCGGCTGGGGATGGGAACACCCCTCCTGGTCCGACCGCATCTACAACGCCGGCCTCACCACATTCCGGTACGGCGACGTGTGCGGCTCCCACAAGCTCATCCACTCAATGGATGAGCACCTCGAAGTGAAACGCTCCGTCCCCACCGAAGAACGTAAAGCCGCCGCCACCCGCAATGCCGAGTTGTACTGGCAGCACCACTACACCAGCAGCCGCCACATCCCCATCGTGGAACCGGACCGGCGTGTGGTGCTGACCTGCCTGCTGTCGAACAAACCTGACCCGCAACGCAACACACGCATGCGGCCCGACGTCAAACTGCTCGACACGCTGATCACCTCCATTACTGGAGGTGAAACCGTCGTGCTGTGCGACAACCCACTCACCCACCCGAAGGCGTCATTCGAGCGAGTCACCAGCCCAGTCGATAACCCATACTTCGCGCGCTGGTACCTGTACTACCAATGGTTACGCGCCAACCCCGACGTCCAATGGGTGTGGTGCGTAGACGGCACCGACGTCGAAATGCTCACCCCTCCGTGGGAACACATGGAAACCGGGAAACTATACGTCGGCCACGAACCCGCCGTCGTGGGGATCGACTGGATGCGCGACAACCACAAAGCCACCCACCTGCAAACATTCATCGACACCCACGCCGACCACACCCTATTGAACGCGGGGATCGTCGGAGGCGACCGTGAAACCGTCATGACATTCACCCACGACATGATCGCCGACCACGAAGACCAACAACGACGCATCTGGCACAAAAAAGACACCAAAGGCACCATCATCGGTGACATGGCCACACTCAACTACATCGCCTACACCAAACACGCAGACCGTCTCGTCTACGGGCCACGCATCGCCACCATATTCAAAGCCAACGAACGCAACCCGTGGAGCTGGTGGAGGCACAAATAAACATGGACCAGAACCTGAAACCCGGCGACGACGTATGGGTTGACTTCGACGGACTCGAACACGAAGGCACCGTCGAGAAAATCCAAGCCGGAGGCTGGGTCAGATGCTCCATCGCCATCGACCCCGAATACGACTACGGCAGCATCACACCACGACTCGCACCACACATCACCGTCGCCGTGAAAACCACACGCATAAGGCCACGATGAACCACACCATCGGCATCGTCGCCCACACCACACGCGCCGAACAAGCCCACCAACTCATGGAAACCGTAGGCGCCGCATACATGAACATCGACAACGGCGCACTCGGATGCGAAAACAACCACCGCAAAGTCTGGCAACACCTCACCCGCCACAACACCGACTGGCTCGTCGTACTCGAAGACGATGCAATACCGTGCAACAACTTCCGCGACCAGCTCGACGCAGCGCTAGCAGTGGCACCCAGCCCAGTGGTCAGCCTCTACCTCGGGCGAGAACGACCCCGCGAATACCAACAACGCATCGCCAAAGCCGCTGACACCACAGCCCACTGGCTCACCTGCCGGCGCCTACTCCACGCAGTCGGCACAGCCATCCACACCGACCTCGTACCCCACATGCTCAACAACCTGCCCAACGGCAAACCCATCGACGAAGCAATCACCACATGGGCACGCCGAGCCGGGCACACCATCGCCTACACCTGGCCCAGCCTCGTAAACCACGCAGACACACCACCAGTCATCGCAACCAGAAACGACAACCAGCCACGACCACCAGGACGCGTCGCATGGCAACACGGCGGACGAGATACCTGGACCACTGACACCCAACCAATCTGATGCCACGAGCACCCAAAGTCTGCCGACACCCAAGCTGCACCACACTCACCACAACCGGCACATGCCCCCAACACACCACACACCGCTGGGGCAACCACCAAGGACGCAAAGTCCCACACCGCCTGCAACAAGCCACATTCCGCCGCGACAACTGGACATGCCAACAATGCGGCCGCCAAGCACAACCCAACACCGGCGAACTCCACGCCGACCACATACAACCCCGATCACGCGGCGGCACAGACACACTTGACAACCTGCGCACCCTATGCAAAGCGTGCCACGCGCCCAAGTCCCGCGCCGAGGCGCACGGGTCGAACACCTGATCGAACGCGGGCCGAAAGTTAGCTGGCGGCCCAAAATGTGCCCTGACCTGCGCAAACGCCGACACGCCCGCAAGCCTCTGACCTGCGGAAACACCCCCCAGCTAACCCCCCCCGGGGGGGGTCTGCGCGGCCCCGGAAGGCGC